GGGGGAGAACCAACTGTGCGCTGTTTCTGTTGTTATGACAGTCATGTTGTCCCCCTGACTAGGTTTCTAGTTGAACTACTGATTAGAATGGTACGGTGGCCTGCACCAATGCCTTGAGGTCGGCGTTGAAGGCAGGACGACGGGCCTGAGCCAGCTCGGAGATACGAGATGCTCCATGCTTGGTCAGCAGGCCGAGAATCTGGGGAACCTGGGCCTTGCCTGCCTGGACAATCTCGGTCACGTAGGACTGCAAGCCAACATCACTGAGCGGGTCGATACCTACAGGTTCCGGCGGTGCTGCAGGAACAACACCAACTGCCATGCCGCCGCCTGCAGGAACAACACCAACTGCAGGCGGCGGCATGGCAGGGGCAGCAGGCGGTGCGGCTACCGGAGGTGCCGGGGCTGCGACAGGCGGGGTCGGGGGAGCTGCAACCGAGGGGGCTACAGCAGGCTGTCCGCCTGCAAGGATGGACTCAAATACATCCAGTACCTTACGTGCTTTGGCAATGTCTTCCGGGGATACGTCTAAGCTGATTCGTAACATAATTCACCTCTCTGATTTTTTGCTGATTGACGGTTAACTAGACCACCTAGTCACCGATATTCTCTTATCTCTTTCTTATACTTGTCCGCCAGCCTCTTGAGTGTCTGCAACTCCTCCGCCTCTCGCTCTTTAAGGGCCTGTTCGTTATGTGCTATACGTGCCTGTTCTTCATCGAGCGTCTCGTCTCGATAATAGTAAATCTCGACACCAAATTCAGTGTTATCATAATAGACTGATGTTGAGCATACTACTTGCAGTGCTTCCTGATATTCCGGGGGTGCCAGATCGAATTTATCCTGCCACCACTTCAGGAAATCTTTAGGTGTTTCGGGTAATTCGTACGCACATGACTCGGTGCTAAAAACTACGACTTTAATCCGCTTCTTCATGGCTTTTCTCCTTTTACGTATTTACCTTTTCATTTGGTAAGGGGAGTAGGAGTCGAACCTACAAGGGTATTGTTTGAGGGCACTATTGCAATTCGTCATACCCGCCCGCCCACAGGGTGCGTCTACCATTCCGCCACCCCCCTTACAACAAGATTATCTTATTACCTTTTCATCATAGCTAATTATAGCATATTATAGTATGTCTGTCAACAACAATTTTCGCCTAAAGCTACGGGTTTTTCCATGCTTTGTGCGATGATGATCGTAAAATTCCCAGCCGCTTACCGCGTTTATGGCGTGGGTAGCCTTGGAGAGTGCCCACCCGAAGCCTACAGAGTTCTCTGGTAGCTTAGCATTGGTTACGCGAACCTCGATGGTGTCACTTACCCCCGTAGCGGTACGAATAGTCACCATCTGCTGCGTACCGATGTGCCTCTCTACCCAGTCTTGAAAGCGGTTGCGAATATCATACACTGGCAACGTGTAATCACTATTTGGGAGGCCCTGCAAAAAGGCTATGAACAGCATCACGAAATTGTTATCCCTAACATATACCATGTGCTTCTCAGTGTTTAGATATTCGACAAAACTTGTATCTACGCCTTTGGTGTTGTGTATAACTCCCGCTACTGCCGCGATAACGATGTCGCGCTGCGCTAGCCTCCCAGCAGAGGATGCTGATATGCTTTTGATACTCTCCATCGCCTTCGCCGCGATATGCAGCAGGCCCCCGAACAGATAGGGCCTATCTCTCTCCCACTCAGCCAGGTAGTTCGGGTTGAATGAGGGTATCTTGCTGAAGCTGATACTCATCGCTCGACTCATCAGATCAGGCCGGGTTATCATCGGGGCCAAGCCTGTAAGGATGATGGGCCTCTGGATAAAGCGGTCAAGTTGCGTCTGAGTGTAGAGTATCCGCAGACTGTACCGCATACCCGTTGATATCTGGCAGAACAAGTCTTGTACCTGGGCACTCAAGACACCGATATTGTCAAAAATTGTCACCAGTTGATCAGCTACTACAGCAAAAAAGTTCTCGTCCGCCTTGCCGCAGAAGGTAGAGCGGGTGCTGCCGCCTGCCAATGACTGATCCGTAGGGTCAATCAGATTCTTGGCGAAGTCAGAACCCGTTGACTTGCCGCAGCCGTAAGAACCAACAAACTCCCCGATATACGAGAGCGGCCTACTCGTCAAGGCGGTAACTAGCCAGCTAGTCAAGGCCACTAAGTCCTCTTTGTCACAGGTGATGTACTTCAAGATGTTTGCCCGATAGAAGGATATCAGAAACTCAGGGGTCGGCTCCTTCGCGTTGGGAAACCGTTCGCTGAAGTCCTGCTCAGTTGGTATCAAGCTTGAACATACCTCCAACCACTTTATGTTGGTGTCCTTCTTGTCAAATATCTCCACCTTGCCGGGGGTTACTTTGGCGCATTGATCCCGGCCACTCTTCTGTACCCCCAGGTTGATCCAACAGCCATCGGTGATGGTGTCGCCTATTGGCATGGTGCGCTTGGCTACATCAGCCCTGGATATGTGTAGGCTGTTGTTGTTCGGGCTTATCTTGTCCGCGATAAGCATGGACATACACTTCTTGCCAAACAAGAGAGATACGTTGTCTCCGGTACGCTGCATCGCGTCCCGGTAGAAGATGTTGACCATCTCCCCGTTGAAAGCCAATACCTTATGCTCCGAGTCCGGGCTTTGCATAAAGAAGTTACCATCCCGGTCGAGAACGAAGCTGTAAGTCGAGAGCATCGGGCGGATCAGCATATCCTCGCCCTGTGCTGACGATAGCGACACCAGCTCCCCTGTCGGTGACGTTACTGTGTTGTTTACCGCCGTATCATTGCTCAGGGCCTGCTTAACCAGCTTCTCGAAGTCCGCAACGCTTATGATGCCCTTCAGTTGCTTACGTACCGCAGCCCTGACCGTCATCCAAGTAGCCGGGTGCTTGGTCATCAGCTTGGCAGCACCTGATAGGGTTACGCGGTCAGTCAATGGGTAGGTGTTACCCTTGGCCGCGTCCTCGATTGCGGCCAGAATCAGCTTGGCTGAGTCGTCCACACTCTTGCCGAACTCTTTATGGCTCCGGGTAGCCGATTCCAGGTACTGTCTAAAACGTGCGACGTTGTACGTAGCGCGATCTTTGGCATCACCCCTCTTACCATGCAGGAGGATCGCTTTCCATGCCTCGTCGTGCATCTGCTTGGCGTAGGCGTCGATATTTGCCAGTACCGCGACCTTGCCCACCTCGTTTGCCAACTGGGCAGCAGCACGAAAGGCCGGGTTGTTAATCCCCTGGTCACTGCCGACGAAACGCCGGATACTATCCAGCCAGTTCTTGCCCAGCGGATCGACTAGTCCGCTAGTCAGCCAATCCTTGGGGGAGTTATCAAGGATGTTCTTGGAGAACTCCGACTCTGGTACAAACTTGGCTGTGCCTTGGCTATAGTAGATACGGGCATGAGCCGGGATTGGATCGGCAAAGTTAAGGCACTTGGGTGGTGCTATATAGTCAGGCTGTACCGCCTTATATGGTGCGGTGTCGAGTAACTTCTCTCCTTTGAACGTGTTGAACCCCGTGGCGATCATCCGCATCTGGCTGAGAGTGCGCGGTTGTTCCAGCAGGAAGTACAGATGGCAATTCAGTGTAGCTCGTGTAAACTGGCTGGATGTCAGTAGGAATATAAAGTCTGACATTGCCAGCGAGGACAGGCCGTGTTGCCGCAGGTAATGGCGGATCAGGGCGGCAGTAGTCTCGGGCTTGTCCAGGGTCCATGCATGTTGAGCCGACGTATCTGGCGATACCGGCCAATTGTCAAGGTCAAACGTGGTGAATTTGGTTACCTGCTCTGGGAAGTTCTCTGTTATGCGCCTAACCGGGGATTCCGGGCGTGCTGCCACCTCCTGAATAGGTGCTCCGTTTATCCTGAACCAGCCAGCTCCTGCAAAGTTCCGCAGGGTATCCGCAACCACGGCCAGGTCTTCCGGTTGGTTTGCTACGTTGTGGTATACGAGATATCCGACATCATAGCCAGATACCTTCTCAATTTTGCCGTCTCGTGTTTCAAACGACTTGGCGGGTGAATATTCTGCGCTTTGCCCGTACAAAAATGTCAATAGCATAGCTCGCCTCGGTGAATATTTGCGGAAATTCAGCTACTTAGGAGCCTACATTATACTCTGTTTCGTCAGGCTACGCAATCACCGCTTTTCTATGATCTGTTAATATAAACTCTTGACTTCGCATATAGTTAAGAGCGCGTATTATGGTCTTTTGGTGTTCATTCATGGCTATATTCTCCAAGTTGTAGGGAAACACAACTTAATCCACTCAGGCACGGGTTTGTGTGCTGACATTTGCTTACCTATAAAACGATATAACCGCTGCGCGTAGGGTATGCCATAGCGATACCCTTGACCGCAGTCTATCATTCTGTCGATTACTCTCATGGCTACATTCTCCCTATCGTCTGCATTATGAAGTCAACAAAGGTTATGCCCCCATACAGAAACCATAGGGCAATCAGCAGGTTGACCCCGAGCTTGCCGAGGCGATACAGTCCGCCAATTAGTATGGCTAGTCTACCTGGTTTGTCAGGCTGATAACGTGGCGGGATATGACGTACTCGATCAATAGCTCGATTGCGTAGGTTGTTGAGCTGCTTCTCAAGTCGTATCTGCGCTTTGAACTGTTCCTCTGGTAGCGGAGCTATCATGGCCGTGTCCTCATCTCATAAGTCAAGGTGATATAGCCACCCGATTTACTGGTTATCGTTTTGGTGAAGCCCTCCAGATCAAAAACCCAGCTTATTTCTTTCTCCATATGCTGAACAAAACCAATATCTAAATGCTCAAGCCCAGGCGTAATCTTGACAGTGATAACGCGTGATTTATCTTTCATCTCCTACCCCCATTAAAGTCAACCTGCAGTACCTCGCCATAGGGGGGCTGAAAGCCCTTGTTACCGCCATACACGCACCACAGCACAGGATAGCCGGGGTCCGTTGCAAAGCTGTTACACCAGCCATCGGTCAGGTAGATCAGGGCTGCAGGGTCTATATGCTCCTGTTCTACGTAGCGAAACGGGGGCCTGAAGTCAGTACCTCCACCGCCAGAGGGTCGAGGCTCTACGCTGTCGCCTGCATGAAACTCCTGTACCCACCTGACCTTGGCATCGCACCATATCAGGATAAGCCTGTCGATAGACACAGACTCAAAAGCATTGATCAGATCGGCTGTATACTCCTCCATCTCCTTGCCTGAGATACTGCCTGACGTATCGCCAGCAAAGACCAGGCAGTCTATACGTTCACTGTACAGGCTCGGTATGACGAACCCCGTACCAAGCATACGGACATTAGGACGACGAAACGAGTAGTCGTCCTTGGCTCGTGTCTGAATAAACTCGGCTAAGGCAGACTTCCAGTCAATCGTAGGCTCAACCAATGCTCCGAGCTTACGCTCTATGTCCGCTGAGTGCATCCCACGCATCTTAGCGGCCTGCAGTCCTGCGGTTATCTTCTGCTTGATATCGTTCTCTATCTCCTCGATCTGCTCGGGTGTCAGGTCGGGCTGACTACCGGGCTGACTAGGGCCTAGTTGAGGCTGAGGCTGAGGCTGAGGCTGTCCAGGTTGAGACTGCTCGCCGGGGACTACAGGTGCCGGGGCCTGCTCTACGTCATCGCCAAGCGGATTAGGTTCTGACTGTTGGTTCGGGTTCTTGGCGTCTTCCTTTTCCAGAATTGCATATATCTGGTCCGCTGTCATCTCATGAAAGCGAGGGTCATACGGGGCGTTATCAATCCAGTCGAACGGGCAGTTGCTGCCTTGTTTCTGAATGATACCATGCAACAGGTCGTTCGCTTCATAATCGCTTGCCCGTAACCACAGGTCATACCGTCTGCCGTTGCGTCGAGTGATGTGGAATAGCATCACATGGCACCACTCATGCAGGGCTATCATAACCTGCTGGCGAGTGGTGAATTGTGGCATGGTAATGGGATTAATCTTGAGATGCTTACCGTTTGTGCTGGCAACGGGTATGGTTGTGTCCTCAATAACTTGCAGGTGCAGGATACCCGGCGCAAAGAACGGATAGCGTGTTACTACTCTTGTGAGTGCATCGTCGAATGAGTTCATTGCGCTTTCCTCCACTCAGTCCAGCAGTTGCTATCCCTGTAGTCATCAGAATACAAGATGTCTTGATACTCTTGCGTGATGCCGCTCCATACGTCACCAATGACAGGCGCTTTTGTACAACCACACGCTTTCAGCTTGCCATCAGGTTTAATGATGATATCAGAGCACACACAGCCTTTACCATCATACCCGTTGCGTTTCGCTCGGCCTTGTCCTTTCACTTGATCGCTTACGTCTCGTATCTCATAGCCTGTATGCTTGGCTGCAGCTCTACGCTTCCACAGTGCAACTATTCGATGATCAATAGGTGTATGAAAGTAGTCTTGTGACAGGGCCACACACAGCTTGTTTTCCTGATAGATAGGATTATCGTTGTCATAGTCTTCGCCGTCAATGATATCACGCAAGCGAAACATAACATTTGTTCTGCTGCCATTAGTAGCCATCCAGACATACTCAAAGTCGTTCAAAGTATGGCGTAGGATATCAAAGAACCTCGGATGTAGTGTCGGCTCACCTCCACCAATGCAGATGGTATAGTCGTCATGTTCACGAGCAAAAGCGATAGCGTCGAGTATGGTGTTGTAGTCGCCGTGTTTGCCGTTCTTGTTGCACGAATAGCAGCAGTGATCACAGGTCATATTACACTTAGTGGTTATCTGCAGATACATGACATCACCTCACGATATAAAGCTAGGGGTTATCGTCTCGGACCAGCGCCCAAACGCATCGGTCAAGTCGATATCGGGGCAGATAGATCGAGCATCGTTCATCATCATAGCTCCGAGCTGTCGCGGGAATTTACCTGCCAGGTGGACCACGTTGTCAATGTTGTTGAGAGTGGTTCTTATGGCGATAGATGAGGCCATAGCGTAGAGAACGTCGGTCTGAGTAGTAGGCGGAAAGGTGTCGGGGTATTTGATAAGCATGTCGATGTCAGGCAACTTGATACGTTCAAAGGTACAATAGGCCATAGCTGCGCCCTCACCGACCGCAGAGGCAACAACTTTCTGTCGCAAGTGTGGCAGGGTTGTACCCATCTCCTTGAGGATATCTGAGAGTTTGTGCCAGGTCCGGGGGCAGGGGTTCTGCTCCATGTCCGCATTAGCGTTGAAGTCGAACAGGCGAGGAGTATCGAAACGGAGGAATGCAGGAATAGCTGGCAGCATCTTAACCTTGTACGCGAAGTCACAAAAGTCATCAATGTTGGGGACAAGCTCGAAGATTGAACCGAAGCGAGACTTGACCGGCTCCAAGATACCAGTGACGTTGGCTCTGTGTGCTCTACCATTGGTAGCAGCAACAAAGCGAATGTGAGGGCTGATAGCCTTGCCGTTGACTTCACGAGCAAGCAAGAGTTGCATGAACGCGGCCTGTACGGCTGGTGGGGCCTGGCCTAAGTCGTCGATAAACCACAGAGTAGGCTTCTTGGCGGACATTGCATACCTAAGATCGCCATAAGGGATGAAGTCGGCAAGAATCTCGCCAGTGCTGGCGTTCTGATAGGCGTGGGGCAAGCCCTTAGCGTCAAGCGGATCAGACACAACGGGATGGGTAAGGATGAGGTCCATACCGAGATTGAGACGTATCTGGTTGACTATATCCGACTTGCCGATGCCGGGAGCACCAACAATAAGACAAGGCTGATTGGCTTTAATGCAGAGTGTGACGATGCCGACGGCATCTTTAATGCGGAATTGGGGAATTGCCATGATGTTCTCCTTTGGCTATTAAGCCGATTTTAAGCTGTTACGTTTTACCCGGTTGATATGTCAACAGGTCTGACTAGGTGTCTAGTCAGACCTGTTAATTCAGCAACTGAGTGAGATTACTCGTCTATCTTGAGGGCCTCCTTGACCTCAGCATCCATCGCCAGCAGGTCGCGCATGTTGTCCGGCATTGCGATAATGCAGGACTTTGCGAGATTAAAGAGGTCAATATCAGTCAACTGGCTGATGTCAAATCCACCCTCGCTGGTGGTCGTGGGCTTTACTTTTGCTTTGCCGGCAATACCCTGCGCCTGGTTGAGGGCTTCCTCCTTGGCTTTGGCTTTGGCGGCTTCCTTGGCAGCTTCACGTTTGGCTATGTTCTCCGGGTTCAACATGGTAAACCGTTCACTGGCTCGGTTGACCATATGGCCCCAGGATACCGTCCCGTTCATCTTCTCGGCTTTGTAGAGGGCCTTGTATGCCCATGCTCCGCCACCTTCATCCGGTGTCTTTGTCGGCCATACCTTTTCGAGTACCAGAGCTTCGATGAGAGGGACAACAGAGTAGCCAAAACGCTCGGCCAGCTTCTTGTATCCCAGTTCGCTATTGTTCTCAAGGCTAAAGGCGGTTTTCAAGGCAACAGACACCTTATCCCCCTCCAGGGCCTTGACTACGGAGCTGGTGAGTGGTGACGGCTCAACAGGGGCGAGTATCGGGATTGCAGCGAGTGCTGCTTCTCGTTGCTTGGCTCGTTCTGCGGCTCTCTCAATAGCCTTGGCTTCTTTCTCTGCTTGCTTCTTGGCCTTCTCCTCCTTAAGCTTCATAGCCTTAGCCTCTTTGGCTGCTGCAACCTCGGCTTTCTTCTTGTTCTTGGCTTCCTGCTCTGCTTTCTTGTATGCTTCCCTGGCTGCAATGACTGCAGGGTCTTCATTGCTAGTCTTTGGTGCCTTGGCTGTTACTGCAGGGCCTTTCACTGCGGGTGCGCCGGGTTTGTCGTCACTGGGGATAGCTGCAGGTGCGGGGGTACCGAGCAGGGCCTGCAGTTCTGGTGATGGCGGTGCAGGACTGTTCGGGTTCACGGGAGTGGGTCCGATGGTGGTTTCTTCGGTGTTGTCGGGTGTGGTGATGATAGCCATGATGTGCTCCTTTGGGTGGGGTGGTTGAGGGTGACTAGTTGTCTAGTCGCTTATAAGATTTGTTGATGGTTCTTATCAATATTATTTAGTAATTAGACCTATATGGGGCATCTCTGAAGTGTTGCAGAGAGTTCCACTCTACAGGCTTTTGTGCTGGTTCAGAACCATCGCTTGAGTCCCCTAAATCCCCCACAGTAATTGTGCTGCCGTTTGCTTTTGATACTACAACAGCACGAGCATGAGCTACAGCCTTGAACGTCTCGGCAAGCTTCGCTTGAATACGCTGCAGGGTGATGTAGTGTGGTGTAAGGTCATTGGCTGGAATGACTGACAACAGACTGATAGCATAGTCTGCCTTGGTGACAACCTTGTTGATGGCAATATCGATTGGTGTGGGTTTGGGGTTCATAGTGTGGCCTCCAAGGGTTAAGGTGCTGATTTGCTGTATAATCTCTCAGTGTATGCCTCATCATAGCATGTCTAGTCAGCCTAGTCAAGACTTTTTTACACTTTATCACAGATCAAAATGATATTTGTTGAGTTACGAAAATGTAATCGCTAGTTGTGCTGAGAACAACGAGTTACAATATCGTAAGTGGTAGCTGGGAGCTACAGGTTAAGTGGCTGTTCTGAGCCCTTGAGAGTAGTGATTGTCCGCAACGACATGATTGTAAGTGGTAGTTGGCAGCGACAGGTTGATAAGTTGTAGCTTAGAAATTAGACATCTGTAAGTATATGATTTTATTATGTTGGTGTACAGAGTGTATAAATATTTAAAGATTTGAAGACCTATAGAAAGTTGTTAAAAATTAGATGTCCGTGAAACATACAGGTTTAAGTACTTGATAACACTCATCTTGATATGGTGGTTTCACAGAACAAGATAGAGTGTGGCGATATTACTAAGGAAATGAAACAGAAATTGTGAGAGATACCACGGTGTAGTACAAGTGATCACGTTCTATATATTTTGAAATCCTCGAAAACCCCGAAATATTATACACACTATACACTAACTGCGAAAAGTTACGCACTATCAAGTACTTGCTGATGTAGTATTTTTCAGCTACAACATCATGAATGGTAGCTGCGGACAACAAGTAAGGAAGTGATGGCTGCCAGCTACAACAAGTCGCCTATTAGTTGTAGCTGCGGACAACAAGTTAAGGAGTGAAGGCTACCAGCTACCTATTGTCTTGTTGTTGAGAACTACCAGTCATCATGTTGCTGCTGAGAGCTACCTGTTGTTGTGGCTGCTGCCAGGTATGGGTGATGAGTGGTTGCTGTGAGCACAGGATGAGAGGGGGGTGGGGGAAAACGGTGGGCTCACGCGAAGAATACTCGACCCTGCCACATATCGCTCCCGAAAACTACTACGTGTCAAAATAACACGTTGCTCAGAACAACCCGTTCTCAGAACAACAGGTTTCCAAAATTTCACCACCACAAAAATTCCTCGTGCCATTCTCACACGCGCTCACACCCACAACTTACCAACCTGTCGCTCTCAGCAACCACTTCCTGGCTGATCCCCCGGCCAAAAATTTTTCAGCATAAAAATTATCCTATGTCAAAATAACATTTGACACCTCCCTCCACCTGTGGTACATTATAACTAGAAACCAGACACCAGCTAGTCAGACCAACCCTAGAACAGCCAAGGAGGCCCCTAGATGATCGAGATAAGCAGAACCACCCATACCTACCTGACCATGGACAAGGGAGAGGCGTATGAAGCAATCAAGGCCCACCTGGCGCACAAGCTAAACAGGCCGCTGCCACCAGCATTTACCTTTCAGATGGACCCGAATGGTATCATAATCGAGTTCACCGAGCACGAAGGCCCGGAGGACCAGCGGACGACCAACGCTACAGAGGAATATGAACGGTTGCGAGACTTGACCCCCGACCCCCAGGAAGAGGAAGGACTCAGGCAGGCCCTGAACGATGAGCTTATTGAGGACTTGACCCACCTCGGAGAACCGGACACCACGGACAGGGGTGAGTGGGCGGTGTTTCCTGAGAAGCAGCCGCTGTCCCGTCCTCTACGACCGGGGGAAACATCGGCCAGTGTGGAGATAGACAGCCTGCTGAACAACAAAACCAGTGCCTGCAACAAGCCGTGGCCTCCGTTCCCGCCTGCTGACCGCAAGCACCTCAGCAAAGACTGAGAACCCCGGCGACGAGCGGACGGAGATACCGGCCCCTGGGATATGTAGAAATATCAACAACTTATAAATATATCTAGGAATACCATGGACTTACCAACCAGCCCCAAGACCCCTGAAGCCCCACCGACCCCAGCCGACATCAAGGCCCGGTTCATCATCCCCCGCGAGTACCTGCGGCAGATGGCTGCGTACATGAATGTGTCGGAGAGCCTGCTCTACCAGATCAACCGGCAAGGGCGCAGACCGACCCCCAGGACAGCCGCCCAGATCGAGGAGCGCACCGGCATCCCCGCCTATGTGTGGCTGATCCCGGACCTTGACACACTGTCGGAGATCATCTACACTTACTGGTATAGCTACATCACCGGGACGGACCTAACCGGACTGGTGATGTCATCAGCCAACCAAGAGTAAGAACTATTATCAACTAGGAGGCTAGTCACACCAACGCCATGCTGACCAAAGAAGGTAAGATACAGATCAACAGCCACCTCCCTGTGAGCACGATCATGTGCAACGGGGAGTGGCTGAAGTCGGGGATCGAGTACTACTTCAACGAGCATCCGTTTTATGAGCTGTTCGAGCATCCCCAGGACTTAGCTGCGGTTACCACGAACAGCGCCAAGAACAAGAACCTCCTGATCCCCTCCCGTCAGGTGTTCTCGCTGATGCCAACACCGGAGAGCTTTGCCCGTGCGCTCGGTTTCGCCAACTTCAACAGCCTCAAGAAGGCCATTGAGAATATCGACCACCCGGAGGACTCCCGCCACTACCTGCTGATCGGCTGTAGCATCCTGGCGGACTTCCTCACTCGTGTGGGTCTGACCGAGAAGCTCAATCAGTCGTTCGGCAAGTTCCTGATGTCGGCCTACCTAGGCATCTCGGAGAAGACCGAGGTCTACACCCAGGAGGACAAGCGTATCGTGGTGCTCTGGGGCCAGGCTGCCCCCTCTCTCAACGGCGAGGCCAGCAACCGCATGACCGACCTGATCACTGACAATACCCAGCTCATCGAGATGAAGCGGTTGGAGGACTCCCTACCGGAGCAGATGCGGCTACCCACCACGTTCACCCCTGACGTGACTAGGGAACTAGTTCTCAACGAGCTACTGTAACCCACCTACCCCATGATCAAATACTATATATCATTCCAGCCCAGACCCGCGCAGATGTTGATCCTGCGGCGGCTGGATATGTACCGTTTCGTCGTAGCGGTCTGCCACCGTCGCCTTGGCAAGACCTTGCTTGCCGTCAACTGGCTGATCAAGGAAGCCTTCGACAAGAACATCCAGGACTACAGGGGTTACTACTTCTGCTCTACCCAGAAGCAGGCTAAGATCGTCAGTTGGCAGTATTTCAAGAACGCCCTGTTCGACCTTGAACGAGTCGGGCTGGTGTCGTTTAACGAGACAGAGCTACGCATCGACCTGCCCAACGGAGGTAAGATTTACCTCGGCTCGGCTGAGTCTATCGAGAACTACCGCGGCATCTACATAGACCGGATCGTGCTCGATGAGGTAGCGTCTTGGGCCAACTCGCAGTATGCCTATGCCGAGGTCTTACGACCAGCAATGGCCGACCGTCGCGCCCACGCCCTGATAATCGGCACAGTCAAGGGCCTCAACCAGTTCTATGACTTCTATCAGTATGGTGTCTCCACCGACCCCGACCTCGCAGACTGGGCCACCATCGACCTGAAGGCCAGCCAGACCGGCATCCTGCCTGAGAGCGAGCTGAGGATGCTCAGGGCTACCATGTCGGCAGGTGCCTATCGGCGTGAGTTCGAGAACGACTTCTTTGCCGATGTGCCGGACATCCTCATCACTGCCCAGGAGGTGTTGGATGCTCAGCGCCGTGCCCTCGACAAGAACCTCGTAAGCCTCTCCGAGGTCATCGTCGGCCTGGACGTTGGGTTGACCGGCGACCCTTCTGAGATAGCGATCCGCCAGGGCACAGAGATACGCCCGCTGATCGAGATAGTCTCGACTAACCCGATGGAGAACGTCAGTAAGATATCCCGCGCCCTCAAGATGATCAACCCACCTCCGACAACGGTCTTCGGGGATGCTGGTCAGGGCATGGCCGTGCTCTCCCGGCTGCGTGAGCTGGGGCACACCAACATCGTCGATGTTTTCTTCGGCGGGGCCAGCGACGAGGAGAACTGCTTCAACAAGCGAGCGGCTATGGCCTACCGGCTCAAGCAATGGTTGCCGACCGGGCACCTCCCCGTCGATGACGAGCTGACGCAGGAGTTGGTCAACATGCACCTCGATGAAGACCCCAACAACAAGATACGCCTGATCAAGAAGCGGAAGATACGCGACATAATCGGCAGAAGCCCGAACAAGTCGGATGCGGTGATGCTCTGCTTCGCGGAGATGGACTCGCCGCAGGATGACATAATGGCCGAGGCCAAGACGCTCGGTATCCACCCGCACGAGCTGAACATCTACCGTAAGGTGTTGGAGCAGAAGCGGGAGCAGCAGGGCACCCAGGACTATGATGTACTCAACTACCTGAACGGAGGGGCTTATGATCCCTATAAAGATCGTTAACGTCCGTGATCTGGTGCGGAGCAGGGTCGGTGCTGCCGAGCTGCTGCTGTCCTACTACTGGAACAAGCTGAGTTCGGACGGGCTGCTTGACTCGCTGTTCTATGATGTGAAGATTCGTGCATTCAGTGACTTCCGCGATTTCTGCCTTGACAGGAACAAACATTTCTTTGTAGTATTCTGCAATGATGAGACATTCCCGATAGGGCATTTTCACTTGACGAACTTCGCGGGGCTTACCGCCTACGTTCACTTTTGCATTCTACGTAAAGGGCACGGCCATGTAAACTCAGTTGAGATAGCCAAGGCAACGCTCACGGAGTTCTTCAAGATGCGCCGGTACAACTCGCCGTTGCCGTTGGCCCAGACCCTGATCGGGGTCACCCCGACCCGCAACAAGCTGGCCTGCAGGTTCATCAAACAGGTGGGCTTCAAGCCGGTCACGATCATACCTGGAGCGTGTTACATGCACGATCTGGACGAATATACACCGGGGCTGGTCACGGTCCTCACAGCAGACGAACTAGTTTCCTAGTCAGGAGAACAGGATGGGTGGAAAATCAGGAAGTGACCCCAGCATGGCCCCTGCCGCATCGGCGGAAGACTTCGATTACCTCAACCGTTACCCGGACGTAGCTGAGTCGGGGTTGAACCCCTACTACCACTACCAGAAGTGGGGCCAGGCCGAGGGCCGCACCTACGGTTCAGCTCCGATGCTGCCTGAGTTCGACTTCGGGGCGATCTTCGAGGCCCTGGCCGGTCAGCAGGAGGCAGCATACGGGCGACAAGAGGAGCTGGCTGCCCAGTACGCCTCCCAGCAGGAGAAGGCCCTGAAGGAAGCCGAGCAGATGCAGGGCCTTGCCTCGCTCGATCAGGTCTTTGGCACCAAGCTGGATGCCGCCAACAAGGCCATAGCGGACGTTAATACCCAGATAAACGACGAGGCCGCTCATGCGTCCGTAAAGGGCATCGACTTCGCTGTCACCGAGGAAGAGAAGCAGGCCCGGATCAACAATATGTTTGCCGACTATTGGTCCGAGTCGTCCGAGGCCCAGTTCGCTGACCTCTATGGTAAGTGGGGAGCAGGTAACACTGCCTATGACTGGACACTGCCGGTGACCAGAGGCACAGGTACCGACACCGAGGGGGCGCTGCCTAAAGAGGGCAAGAAGGTTGGCGGTCCTGTCAAGGGTGGGGCAACCGTGCTGACCGAGGAAGATGAGGAAAAGAGTAAAACCTTACTAGGAGCCTAGTCATGGCGAGAGGAATACTATGCTGCTGTTGTGACAGAGCGCTTGTCGGTTGTGCAGATATATGTTTGCGATGGCGCGGAAAAGCAAAACCAGATCGAACCTATCGCTGCGTTACATGGCGGAAAGTGTTTAGCAGGTCTGCAGCGACTCAGTGCGCTATAGATTACGCAAACTCATTAGATTGGCCTAAACCCGAATAGGAGCCTAATCATGGGTGGAAAAGGTGAAGACAACTACACCCCGCCTCCGGTGCAGCCGCAGGTAGACATGAACGCAATGCTCGCGCCGATGATGGGGATGATGGCCTCGATGGCCTCGATGGCGATGCAGAACAGCATTCAGATGCCTGAGCTGCCGACCCCGCCAACTATCGAGAAGCCAATGAACGTCGATTGGCAGGCCAAGCAGAAGGAGCTACAGAACAAGATCGCAGCGGACACGGCCCAGGACATCGCTCGTCGCCGGGGCCGTTCCTCGACCATATTGACCTCGCCGCTGGCTGATGGTGAGGAACCAACAACCGTCTCAGCTAAGATGTCGGGGGCCTAATGGCGCTGCCAAGCATAAAGGACTTACGCCGGGACTATCACGAGGCTATCATCGAGGCCCAGGATTGGTTCGAGGAAGGCAAGGCGATTGCCCGCTTCGTGCTACCTGGGCGCGGTCGTTTTGACAGCCTGTCCAACGCGCCAGGCAAGACCACCGTCAAGCGTCGTTCCTTCTCCAGCCGGGATATCGTCAACCCGGTTGCCGAGGATGCGGTCGAGATACTGACCAGTGGTATGCACGGACGACTCACCGGCCAGTCACGGCACTGGTGCCGTCTTGACTTCGTGGGTGATCCCTCGCCTCCCAGCTCATCGCTGCGGAACTGGCTGTATGATTGCCAGAAGCGCCTGCATGAGGCCTGGAACCTGTCGAACTTCTACGAGGTTATGCCGGGGTTCTATAAGGAGTGTGCCGGATTCGGCAATGCCTCTGTTCACAACGAGGACGACGACGAGAAGATATTCCACTTCGACCTGTTGACCTTCGGGGAGTATGTCCTGTTCCGGGGTAAGAATGGCCGGATCGACAAGTATTTCCGTTATATCGACATGAGCCTGCGCCAGCTTGAGCTGCACTATGGCAAGGCCAACCTGCCTGAAGATATTCAGGATACCCTGACAGCGGATAACGCTTCGCAGAACACCACCAAGCGGCGGGTGATCGTCTGCGTTTATGCCCGGAAGCATCGCAACAAGCCGTGGACCTCCGTTCACTTCCTCGAATCGGGGAACTCAAGCACTGGGGCCCAGGATCAAGAGAAGCCTCTGAGGATCGCTGGGTATCATGAGTTCCCCTACCATACCGCTCGTTGGGATGCCATTGGCACCGACAACATGGGGGTCGGTGTAGGTAGTCGTATCCTGCCGCTGTCCAAGCGGTTGCAGGAGATGGAAAAGGCTTTCCTGATAGCCACCCATAAGGCTGTGAATCCGCCTTATAACGTCCCGGCTCGGATGCGCGGCAAGGCCAATACCCTGCCGGGGGGCTATAACTATGTGGCCAACCCCAACGAGAAGGTCGAGCCAATCGTTAACGCCGGGTTCGACTACTCTGGTGTGAGTGCAGCCTCTGAACGTGTTGAGATGGCTATCAGGAAAGCCTGTTTCAATGATGTCTTCCTTACCGGGATGCGTGATCCGAACGCCTCACCACTGAAGGCCCGTGAGGTCGATGCTCGTGAGGACGAGGGGGTTATCCGACTAGGCCCGGTCATCGGTCGGCTCTACTCAGAAGCCCTCTGCGATCTGGTCACCCGCTGCTTCAACAGCATGCTCCGACGTGGCCTGTTCGCGCCGATGGACCCGGAGATGCTGAAGACGGCAGGGGGCATTAACATCACCCTGATCGGACCACTCGCCCAGCAGCAGAAGCTGATCGAGGTGCGTTCGATCCAGAACTTCTTCCAGTTCGTTGCCGGGATCGTGCCGTTTGACGACACCGCCAGGGATAAGATCAACACCGACCGGACCATTGACGAGGTTGCGGATATGACCGGTGTCCCGGCTGTCGTGTTGAACACCGAGGCCGAGGTCGCCCAGCGCCGCCAGGCCCGCGCTCAGGCCCAGCAGAAACAGCAGGCACTGGCAGAGAAGGCCGCACAGACCCAGATTCAGGGCGAGGGGCTGACCAACACCGCTGCCGCCGCTCGTGACTTTGCCGGGGCTGGCTTGGATATCAGTGAGATCATGGGTGGGAGCGTGATGTAATGGCGAAAAGACGGAGTATAGACCGAACGGTTACCCAGACCTATGACGACTTGGTGCGCGAAACCAGCGAAAATCAGCGCGAACAGAAAATCAAACTTGCAAATTTCGCAAAAGCGTTGCATGATAAGTCAACTAGGGAGCTAGTCTGGGAAATCTTGGGGTTTACCGGCCTCTACAACATCAATACGGCCTGTGATAATACGGTTTTCATGACAGAGGGTTCCCGTAAAGTCGGATTGCAGATTCTGGACCTACTTTTTGAGATTGATCCGGGCATCTACACCAAGATGATACTGGAACACAAACCCGAACAGGATGACGGAGGCGATAACGATGGCTGATGAGGTTGTTGTAACTGGTGAGGCTACCACCACAGAGGGTACAGCTACGACAGAAACGAGTACCGAGCTTACGGTGGACAGCACTACGACCACTGAAGCCCCCAAGGGTACGGTTTTAGGTGATGGCGGGACACCCCCGGAGACCGGCGGCGATTGGCTGTCCGCGTTACCGGAGGAACTGCGTGGTAATGAGCGGTTGTCAGGACTCAAGAGCGTAGCAGAGTTGGCGGAGGCTTACTCCAAGGCCAACATCGCGCCTGCGCCCCTGGAAGCAGACGCTTATAAGCTGCCGGAGAACTTCCCGATCAAGGATATAGGCGTTTGGGCGAACAAGCTGGGGCTTACCCAGGCCCAGCTTGACAATGTGCTGGCCCTTGACGCCCATGCTCGTGGTGCTGAGTATGAGTTCATGGAGAAGACCCAGACCGAGGGGCTTAATAAGCTGTTCGAGACTTGGGGGGCCGAGAAAGACGCCAATATCCAGTATGCAAAGCAGTTTATCAACCACTTTGACGAGGGGGGTCAGCTCAAACAGCTTCTCAACACCACACGCGCCGGGAATAACCCGACCGTCGTGGCGTTTATGGCGAGAGTAGGCCGGGAGCTGATGAAAGAGGACGGTTTCATCCCCAATAAGGGACAGACCAGCCGGGTTGCGAAATCCGCCGCTGAAGTTATCTTCGATAAGAGCTGAAAACCCCTCAACACGCAATTTCTAAAGGAGACAGACTATGGCTTTTGATCCGACTGCCGGTTCGGCGTATCCGAACCTGATCAACCTGGCAAAGCGCACCGATCCGAACGGTAAGGTTGCCAAAATCGTTGAGATTCTCAACAAGACCAACGAAATGCTGGACGATGCCTACTTCGTGGAGGGCAACCTTCCAACTGGCCACCGTACCACCATTCGCTGCGACATCCCGGCCCCCACCTGGCGTAAGTTCAACTATGGTGTCAGGCCGATCAAGTCGAACACCATGCAGGTCGATGATGTCTGCGGTATGCTTGAGGCCCGTTCTCAGATTGACAAGAAGCTCGCCAACCTGAACGGCAACAGCAAGGAGTTCATGCTTTCTGAGGCCCAGCCGATTCTTGAGGGCATTTCCAACGAGCTTGCCTCGACCTTCATCTACGGGTCGCTGGTAAGCCATCCCGACAAGTTCAACGGCCTGGCAGTGCGTTATGACAAGCTCGGTACCCCATCCAACAAGCCGACCGCTAACAGCTATCTGAATCAGGTCATTGGCAACGGCGGCACTGGCAGCGCCCTGACCTCGATCTGGCTGATCGTCTGGGGTGCCAACACCGTCCATATGATCTACCCCAAAGGCTCCCCGCAGGGTATTGAGAGTCAGGACTTGGGCGAGGTCGATGCCTATGACGCTGACGGCGGTATCTACCGGGCGTATGCCTCGGTGTTTGGGGCCAACATGGGCCTGGTCGTCCGCGATTGGCGGTATATCGTTCGTATCGCCAACATCGACGTAGCCGCTGTCGCTGCCGATGGAGCCAAGCTGAAGACCCTGTACAACAACATGATCACAGCGACCAACACGGTTCCGAATCTCGGTTCCGGTCGGGCCTGCTTCTATCTGAACAGGGCCACCAAGAACCTGATCGACATCGCCGCCACCGACAAGGCCAATGCCGCCCTGTCCATTGGTGAGGTGTTCGGTAAACGGCAGACCTCGTTCTGGGGTATCCCGATGAAGCAGTGTGATTCCATCCTGCTCACCGAGGACGCGCTCACCGCCTAATAATCAACTAGGTCGCTAGTCGATCTTGGAGGACGTAGAATATGGGTATGATTGATAAGCAGCTTAATCTTTGTTCCGCTATGGCCTATAACGGCACTCCTGCTGTTATAGACCTGGGCGCAGCCAACCTTGGACCCGGTGCCCAGATCAAAGGGCGTTTGCAGGGTTCTGAGGTTACTGGTATGACCGCGCTGGTCATCCTGACCGGCTCGACCAGCAGCCCGGCTACCACAATCGCGACCATTCCCTGCACCCACACCCAGGCGAATGCGGGGTTCAACTTCACCCTGCCCCCGCAGGGGCTGTTGCGTTATATGACGGTATCTTTTACCAGCATCTCGGCGGGTACCATCACGGACTGCTCCTTGATGCTGGATCACCAGACGGCACAGTAAGCCGACTAAAACTTTAGCTCCTTATAGATAAACCCTGACTAGACAACTAGTCAGGGTTTGGAGGTTTACATGCCCAAGTTCATCTGTGTAGAAGACTGTCACACCAAGCACGAGAAACCGACGCACTGCTTCTATCGTCGCGGCGAGGTGCATTTCTTCAAGACCTGTCCGCCCCACTTCATTGCGGTCGATGATGCCTTCGATCCGTCGATGGCCGTTGAAGATGTATCGGCTCTGTCCGGTCCCCCCGAAGCCAAGCTGGAGTTCGACTTCAACACGGCAGGCGAGGAACTGCTGCTGGCCGCTGACTATGACATTGCCAAGCTGCGTGAGTTTGCCGCCATGAACTACGGTGTCGAGCTGCCGGAAGACCCCAGCAAGGCTACTGCCGTTGCTCGGTTTGTCGATGCCCGGTATCGCTTCACCACCACCAACGCCGCGCTTACCCAGGCTGCTGAGACTCAGCGTCTTGCTTCCGTGCCTGCCGCCAAAGCGCCCAAGGGGAAATAAGCTATGGCTTCCGAAATCGACATCTGTAACCTGGCCCTTGTGGCCCTTGGTGCGGAGCAGATTCGGGACTTCACTGGGGCCAACAAGCGCGAACGGGTCTGCGAGACGACTTACCCGCATGTCAGGGACATGCTGCTGGCTGGCTACGACTGGTCATTTGCGCGGGTAATAGCCACGCTGCGGGAGACGGTAGGCGCGGAGGCCAACGAGTATGGCACTGGTTATGACGTTCCAAACGACTGCCTACGCCCGGTGGATATTGTGCCGCTCGGCAAGGGTCAACGTTGGGAGCAGATCGGTTCCTCGATCTATACGGCGGTACCTGAACCCAAGCTGCGCTACACCAAGCGGGAAACCAATACCGGCCTGTACACCATAGCCTTCGTCAACGCCCTGTCGCTGCAGCTTGCCGCGGCTATCGCGCCGACGATCAGGCAGAACGATAAGTATGAGGCCCGACTCGAACAACGCGCTACAGCCGCCTTGATGCTGGCCCAGGAAGAGGATGCGGGACGGGGCGAGGATTATCGCCACCCTGACAACGATCCAAACAACGATTCTTTTGTGAATCCCGACTTAGCTGACTCGATAAGGCAGGGCGTCAATGGCTATACATCGACTTAAAAGGAACTTTACCGCTGGCGAACTATCCCCCCTCCTCCTTGCTCAAGTAGAAAACGACCGCTTCCGTTTTGGCTGTCGGACCTTGCGGAACATGCATGTAAAACCACAAGGACCGGCAGCGAGACGGGAGGGCTTCTGCTTTCGTTTCGACCTCACCCCTCTGCTTGGTACCGGCATCGCCCCTGAGCATCCGCGCATGGTGCCTTTTATTTTTTCAGAAACCCAGGCGTATGTGATCATCTTCTTTCGTCACAGTTCCGAGGCAGTTCGTTGCGTCTTTGCTACCGGTGATGGCCTGGTCGAAGACCCCCTCAGTCCTGGCGACCCCTATGTGTATGAATTCTCTGGTCTGTTCTCACTGAGCCTGTTCACCTATAAGCAGTCTGCGGACATCCTCTACATCGCCCAACCGTACCGGACGCCAATAGAGTTTAAACGTCTGGGGGCCGCTGAGTGGTCTGCCAACGAGTGCTCATTCACCGACGCGCCAAGTGACTGGAACGGTACGGATGGGTACCCGGAGTTTGTTGACTTTTACGAACAGCGTATCGCTTACCTCTCAACTGCCGCGCGTCCGCAGACCGTATGGTTCTCCAAGTCTGGCGACTTCTACGACTTTGGTAAGAGCAGCCCGATCGTGGCCAGTGACGCGGTTACCCTAACCTTTGACTCCGGTACCCAGAACCGGGTGCAGTGGACAAACTCCGCAAAGCAGTTGCTGGTTGGCACACTTGGCGATGAGTGGGCTATCTCAGGTAGTGGTTATGAACCGCTGTCGTTTACCTCTAACCGGGTAGCCAGGCATACCAATAATGGTGGGGAGCGTAAACCCGCCCTGATGATTGGCCCAGTTACGCTGTTTATTGAGCGCCACGGCAGGAAGGTGAACCAGTTCATCTTCGATTTTAACTCAGACACCTATGACACGGTGGACCTGTCGGTACTCGCCCCCCACCTTACCGAGCAGTCACATATTGTTGCTTGGGACTATCAGCAGACTCCGCACGGTATTGTCTGGTGTGTACGTCAAGACGGGGCCTTGATCGGCCTTACCTTCAAACGCGAGCATAAGGTAACCGGATGGCACAAGCACGACACGGACGGTACATTCCTTGGCGTGTGTTGCATACCTGGGGATAGGGAAGATGATCTGTGGGTGGTCGTTCGACGCTATATCGAGGGGATCGAGAAGTGGTACATCGAACAGAAGAAACCGGAGTTCAAAAGCACCTCCCCGCTGGATGCGTACTTCCTCGATAGCCATCTGGTTCTTGAGAGCGAGACACCGGTTACCGAGATTACTGGGCTTGAGCATCTGGAGGGCAAGACGGTAGGCATCCTGGCGGATGGCTGCGTGGTGACTAGTCAACTAGTCAGCAGCGGCACGATCAACCTCGACGTAGCCGCCTCGAAGGTAGTCGTTGGTTTGGAATACGAGTCGGTTCTTGAACCTACCCTCTTGGATGTGCCGCTGAACGATGGTACAATACTGGGGAGGGTGGTGAGTGTACCGCGTATGGACATCATGCTGAACAAATCCATAGGCTTCGAGTATGGCTACGTCACCGAGGAAGGGGAGGAGGTTTTTGAGGACCATCCATTCCGCTACCCCAGCCACAACACAGGAGAGCAGATACCCTTGTTTACCGGACTGAAGCAGATCGACTTCCCAGAAGGCTACACCGACGAGCTGCGGGTGCTGATCCGTCAGCGTTCGCCGTTGCCCTTGACGGTGGTATGCGTGATTGACAACGTGGAGGTGTACGGGTAATGGTAGCTCCAGCAGTAGCAGCAATACCTTATGTAATTGCGGCAGCCTCCGCCATATATGGAGGTATTTCCGGGAGTAGTGCAGCTAAGCGCAATGCCAACAACGCATTGGCGGTTTCGCTGTACAACTCGCGGATGAACCTTCAGACCGGCTTGCTCAACGCCAATGCAATAACCGCTGCGACGATGGCGAGTAACGCCGCGTCATGGGCAATCGCTCAGATCGGCGCTCACGACACGATGGCAATCGCGGAGTACAACGCCGACCTTAAGATGCTGGTGGCGGACTACAACGCGCAGGTTATCTCACAGGAGGCGTACTATATATGGGACGCAGCCAATACCGACGTTACCTTGATAGAGCGCGATCTTGCCAGAACCAAAGGCGACATTCTTGTCGCTTATGGGGCTTCCGGTGTCCAGATCAACGAGACGGATTCTGTTGCCGATGCGATGATTGCAGCGGGTACCGAGGCAGAATTGAACAAGTTCATTGTTCGTCATGGTGCCGACATACAGGCGCTGAAGGTGCGGAATGAGGCCGCTCGGTCCCGCTGGGACGGCTACGTCGCAGCCCAGCAGATCACCTATGAGGGCAGCATGGGGGCGCAAAGCCAGCTCATGCAGGCGGGTATCAACATCGCTGGGAACACCGCGCAGGGCAGGATCAACGCCTCTACGACCTGGGCCAATGCCCAGATCGGTGCGGCCAACGTCCTGTTTGGCGGGGTTACCGACTCAGCCAGCTATCGGGCACAGTCTTCACAAGCTATGACCAACGGTATGTTCCAGGCAGGGGCGCAAGGGGCACAGGCGTACTTCGCCTACAAGATGCCAGCAAGCCAGAGTGCCCAGGGCACCCCGGCTACCAGCAGTAACGTCTACCCAACGCGTTCAGGGACCGAGTATGGTTCTCTCTTGACCAATTAAAGGCAGAACATGGCAAGCCAACCACAGATAGAAGGTACGATACTTACTGAGGGGGTGGGCACAGGACGGGGAACCCGCTTCGCCCTTCCTGCCGCTGACCGTCGGCTCAACACAGGCGGACAGGAGCGCGGTATCTCAGGAGGCAAAGGAGGTATCGACCCCAGTGCAGCCCGGAGACTGAGTGCAGCCGGTGCCCAGGTCAACGCCCAGCCCCTCGACACGTTGAAGGCCAAGCCTCTGATCACCAACGGATCGGGAGCGGACCAGCAGACTATCAACTCGGTGGGGGATGTTCTCAGCAACGCGGTATTCAAGTACGCAGAGAGGGTCAACGATGCTCAAGCAGATGAAGCAGTTTTACAGTTTAATGAGTTTGCACGGACCTCGTATTTTGGCGACACTGAAAAAGGGGATTTTGGTTTTTCAGGTCTTAAAGGCCAAGCTGCAGTCGATGCGCGAACGCAGTTCTTCTCAGCCGTAGATGACAAGATGACCAGCATCATCTCTGGACTCGATCCAGAGGTGAAGCAGAAGGCCATGTCACGGCTGTACAGCATCCGTGACACCACCCTGAACCGGGCTTCCGGGCACATCGCTCAGGAGCAGTCCGAGTATGAGCAGCAGCTACAATATCGTAAAGCTGAAGACTTGACTAGGGAGCTAGTCTACGACACGACCCGCGTTACCGAGCTGAAGGACGGCTTTGCTCAGTTGTTCGGTACCGATTTCAAAGGTATGTCGGAGCACTGGGACCAAGCCGTCATCGTTGCCAGCAACGCTCGATATGACGATGCCAAGCAGCGTGGCAAGAATGCGATGGAGGCGCTGAAGGGCTATCGTGAGGATGTCAAGGACACCATCTCGAAGAAGGCCCTGGTAACCCTCGACAGCTACATCGAAGCTCAGCAGCACGAGGAGGAGAATGAACAGCACCGCAAAGAGGTTGCCGCCCGTAAGGCTTGGACAGAAAGTGCTGACAGGAGCTACGCTAAGGGGCTTGGGAAGATATTTGAGAAGCCCGGTGACTACACCACGATTAACGACCTTCTTCGCTTGGTTCCAGAGGCTGCGGAAGACCACACCCTCCTGAATATGTTGATCAACCAGCGTGACGATGCCCTCAAAGACCCCCGTGAGAAGCAGAACAACATCCTCGACGCACGGGACCGGATGTACCAGCTCGGCCTTGACGGGGTGGTCATCCCGAACCGCTGGGAGTTCGATAAGCAGTTTGCCTCGTTTGGGTTGGGGCCAAAAGAGCTTGGTGCCCTCTACAACGAGCACCTCAAGCCGCTACAACAAGACGAGAAGACGCTGCACCAGAACTACTTGACCGCTGTCAAGAGTATCGACAAGGCTCTTAACACCAACAGCATTGCCGACTTCTTCGGGGGCTTCCAGACCAAGCCGGGTGAGGGTCCGCAGGCTCCAGGGTCTGATGTCGTCAACTACGCCCAAGCACTCAAGATGAAGCTGCAGGCAGCAGCCCAGGACCAGACAGTCTCCCCGGCCCAGCGCCATGCCAACATGGAAGAGGTGCTGCGCCTTGAGGTCGAGAAGATCAACGGCAAGCAGGAGGACGCAGGTCCAGAGGGTATGCTCGGCTTCCCGATGGACGCGTTCGAGACGCTAGGGGAAACCTACCGAGTGCAGCAGTACGCGGCCCTGCTGCAGCAGAATGAGAATAAGATGTCTGGTAACTGGGTTGACGAGCCGATCCCGCAGTCCAAGCCGGAAGAGGGTTTGCCCCAATTGAACTGGGGCGAGGCAGACTATATCAAGACCAACATAGGCACCCAGCTCGGTGACCGGGCACAGATATATGACGCGATCCAGCAGGTTTCTCCGGGGGCCTCACAGGTCCGCTTCCTCTACAACGGCGAAGTTAAGAACACCCCAGAGGGTATGGAGCGTTATACCGGCTACGCGGTGCTCTACCCCCTTGAGCGTGTCATCGACGGCAAGACCTATGCACCCGGCTGGTATGCGGTAAACTTCAAGCTGAAGAAATAGAGGCAACTGATGGCGTTTGACTTTGAAGTAGTAGAGTACCCGCAGGCTGCTCCCCCCGACCAGCAGGCTGCTCTTACTGATCCTACCGCTGACGACTTCGATGTGGAGCCGCCCAGCGGTTTGGATCGGTTCGAGATAAGCGAGGTTAAGGGAGGCCCTGTCATGTCAACTAGCGACCTAGTTGAACAGCAGGGCTTTTCTACTCGTCCGCAGGTCGGCCAGTCTCCCGACGAGAAGGTGCGTGAGGAGCTGGAACGCGCCAAGGTCAAGCGTTGGTACAGTAATGGGACAGGCTTTGCCGGTACTGGCGGCGAGTCGATGATTGCGCCCTCTGGGAATCAGCAGGTGCGGATTGATGAGGTGCTGGATACCCTGCCTGAGCTGATGAAGGACCGCGCCTATCTGCAGAAGACTGCCTGGCAGATGTCGCTTACTGGCTCTATGTGGCGAGGTTCTTTCGATGTCGAGATAGATAAGATACGGGAGGACCGTCTCAGCATTATCGACAAGATCGGCAGGACCGCCCTCGCAATGGGGCCAGACTTTCCTCTCATGGCCCTTGGTGGCACCATACCCGCCATAGGGAACGCCGCGGGTAGGGCTGTGCCGCTGTTACGTAGTGCCCCCCTATTCGCTAACGAGGCAAGTGCTATCGCTCGCTCAGGGGCCTCCTTTGGCTTTTTAGAGGGTATGCGGCGGTTCTACTTCGAGAAGTTTTTGGCAGAGAAGGAAGGCCGTAAGATAGATTACATCAAAATGCTCGGAAACTCATCTTATGATGCTATCAAAGGTTATGCGATGGGGGCTATGTTCAGTGCGGGTCATGAGGCCCGTGCCAAGATACTTGAGAATGCTAAAGACCCGATCATGGGATTCATCAAAGCTACAGGCTTTATGGTCCCGGAGGCAACCGCGATAGCTACGTTTCAATCCCAGCTTCACAACCCTCTTGTTCTACCCGATAAAGAAGAATTTGCTGTGTCGTTGGGGCTTATTCTAGGTATGGAGTCTTTCGGTGGTGTAAAGCGTCTTGGTGCTGATCTGGGTAAGTTGGCTGAGAGCAACTCAATAGTGGCTTCACTTAAAGAAGCAAACATACGCAATGCTCGTCACCCCTACTCAGTAGCGGTTGACTCGTCCAAGGACATCACGGTCCTTGAGGACTTGCTCAATCAAGACACCACCCGCATACGCGCCTACGAGAAGGCTGGGGGTATTGAGCCTGAAGTACCACCGTTACAGGCAAGCCTCGATGTACTCAAGCAGGACTTGCGAGCTGGTAAGTTTGCGCCTGACGTTGAGCCTGTTGAACAGGCTACCACTGCTGCCCCTCCCGCGACTAGCACCCCTAGTCAACCTCCCGCTATCCGTGTATTGGTGCAGCCCCCTGCCGGTGTGGACATGCCGATCCCACTGTTCACCGGGGATAGGTATGAAATCATCGACTTACCCAACGGTAAGCGACTGATGAAGCCTATCGACAGTGACGCAGCCTTGGCTATGTCCACAACCGGGTTAATCGAGCTGCCGACCATGATATCCTGGGCTACCAAGCTGTTCGGCTTTGGTAAGGAGCAGAGCATCCGCGCACGGGACAAGAAGACCGATGTCAACCTGCAGTCCAACGAAGGTACGATTCTCGGTTACTTCTCGTCTGCTGGTCGTGAGCGCCAGCTTGAGATAGCAGCCCACGAGAAGGAGCTGCTACGTTTGCAGCGTGACCTCCGTAAAGAGGCTCGTCGTGGACACGACACTGCCCAATGGTCTGAGCGTATTGCGGACATCACCACGAAAATCGACGCCTTGAAGACTGACGAGTTGAGAGCGGAAGAGGGTAAGATCGTGATGAACCGCATCCTCTCTGCCGGTCCTGTCGAGCGTCAGCTCCTGACTATGACCCACGAGATAGGTCACCTCCTGTCGTACTTCAGCCGCAACTGGGAACAGTGGAAGTCAACAGGGCTGGCCGACAGCTTCCTGACGACGATGGTATCTTACCCTAAGATGTTTCAGGAAATTCTCGATCACGCCCAGAAGAATGGCTTGAATATGCAAGACATCTGGGACGAGGGGGCTATCGTGTCTCAGTTGTGGCGACCCGTTGCCAAAGACCTGTTCATGCTCAGTGACTACCGCACGAAGGGCGCGGAGATTATAGCTGATGTCGTCAGCGTCTATATTCAGAAACCTGAGCTTATCTACGAGTATGCCCCCAGCCTGATGAGCGCGATGGAGGTGTTCTGGCAGGCACGGCCTGAGATGAAGCAGCGGTTTGCCGAGCTGATGGATTATGTAGGCAAAGAGAAAGACCCTGAACTAGTTACTAGTCTGCTCAAGGAGGGGTTCCAGACTGCTGAGGATGTCAAGCTGCAGGCAGAACAGGCTGGTGCCGCTCCCCGTGAGCACACTATCAGCGGTGCCGAGGATGGCATTTTGGCGTTGTTCGTTGACAAGATGCAACCGGTAATTAAGCACCTCAAGAAGAACTGGCAAGTGCGTAATAAGATTGAACGTATGCAGCACGGTTCAGCGGTTCAGCGGTGGTACACGGAGAACATGAAGAAACGCTTTGCTGAACCTCTGCGCCTTGCTGGTCTTAAGGAAGACGACATCGGCTTGATCCTGTTCTTCAACAGGGTAGCGACCGACGAGGGTAGGGCCGATCTATTCAACGCTCTGGGCATCGACTCTGCGTATGCACGGAAACAGATGGGTAAGCGTCTCGATCTGGTCGAGCAACAGACGGCGGGCAGGCTAAAGAACCTCGACATGGAATCTCTTCTCCGTGAGTTTCATGAGGTACGTAAGGACACCGTGCTCAAGCTGATGAAGGAGTCGGAGCTGTACGATGACGCGACGATGCAGTGGTTCTTCGACAACTCCGGGTATGTCCGCTTCGATGATCTCCGCCACTATGTTGACGCGATAAATTCAGGAGCGCACGGCGGCAGCGGCATGGGTGGCAGGGTGATGACTCCTGCCGAGGTAGCTAAGGCTCGTCCTTCTGTTGGAAGCCTTGGAGGGGTTCGTAATCCGATGGCTGCTACTATCGAGCAGGATATGTATATCATTTCCAGCGTCCTGAAAACTCAAGCCCTGAAGAACGTGATAAACGAGCTTCGTGCTACGGGTGTTGCTCCTGCATTTACCGAGGGAGAACTCAACCGCATTGAACGATTTCAGCCTGAGCTGTTACGGGGTTATCTGCGGAACGAGTTGCACATGGTGCAGTTTCCCGAACGTGTCTGGAACGAAAAGCTCGGACGACACATAGTAGAGCTTCGTGAGTATTTTATTCCCCCCTCAATACGTGACACATTTTATGAAAGACCCGATAAAATAGCTACGTGGTTTAGCGAGATAGCAACGCAGTCGTTTGGTGAGCTGGCAAGCAATGTTAAGGGGGCAAAAGGAGCAGGCGAAACAACTAGGCGACTAGTCAGGACCGGAGTCAAGGGCGTTATGAAAGAGAACGCGCTCTTTCGTTCTTTCGCGGTTGTCTATAACGTGGGTTTCCAGCTCTATAACCTTTTCATCGCAGACCCTGGCCGCATGTTTGCCAATGCGCCAAAGATACAGCTTAAAATAGAACCTACTGACTCGGTGCTGATGAAAAGGGCAAAGAAGACTTATAATGCCTCCCCGTTTGCCGGGTACGAGCGTCTTGCTTGGTACACGCTTACCGAGGGGGTAGACAGGGCTATTGGTGCGGCTACAGGTAAGTTGTCTCCACGAGCTATGTTTCTTCTCGAACGTGGACTGATGTCTGAGGGTACGCGGTTCACGGAAGACCCTACCGATACAACGGTAACTGAACGGGCACTCAGTAAGTATGGACCCCAGAGCTACGCAGTCAAGGTAAATGACCGAGCTTATGGCATCATGTCCCGGCTTGGTAACAAGACGCAAGGTCTGTTTGATACTTTCTATAACGTATCTGAGGGGGTCACCAAGCAGGCAGCGGCTCGATACATGATGGAAGCTAAAGAGCGTGGCGAGCTGGTTAAGAGTCAAGACGAGATAGAGCACATCATCCGTACCGAGATCGGCCCCCCAGCTTACGGACGAAAAGGCTCATGGTCTGTAGGTATGAACATGGTGTCGCCCTTTATCAACGCCTTGAAAGAGGGCTTGCGCGGAGATACAGCGGCGATAATGCGTCAGCCTGTTGACTGGATGCTGAGGGCTACCGTTCTGGCCGTGGCTCCCGGAGTGGTGCAAGGGCTAATGCGTGTGGGGGCTTTCGACACTGATGATCAGGAAGACAAGATTTCGGATGTCCTGCGTAGACAGTCAACATTATCGCTGGACACAAATTTCCATATCCCTATGGGCATAGACAGCGACGGAAAAGGTAAGACGTTTAAGCTCCCTTTCCTGCAGATTATATACTACCGGGCGCTGTACACCATATCTCAACGCATGACAATGGCTATCCATGATTGGGTTACCGAGGAGCCGGATAACGAGGAAGCCAAGGACGCATGGAATCACCTTACCGAGCTGGCCGGTGCTGTGCTGCTCAGTTCAGAAGGTTTGAAGCCAAACCTATCCCCCGCGCTGACGATACCCCCTGACGTACTCAGGACTCTTATGACGGGCAACGTCTATGATGACTTCTTCGGTGACATGCGCTATGGTGATAACGAGTTGAACACATTCAAGGAACGACTCGGGGCCTCTATTGAAGGGGCCGCTAAGGACATGGCCGTATGGAAAAGCCTCAGAGAGCCAGCGGGTTGGGCCGAGGACGTTAGAAACCTTTTTGCTCCTACCGAAGGTAACACCGAAAGCGCCTTATCAAGAGCGGCAAAATTAGGAACTAGTCTGCCTCTCTTCGCGGAGGGTTACAACCGTTTCATCAGTCACAGTGACGCGGGTATCCGTGAGCAAGGGCATAGGCTGGAAGAACGCAATCGTTCTGCCAGTGCGGTTAGCAACGGTATTGTCGATGAGGGTGCCGAGCGTCTATTCGGGCTGAACGACAAAGGCGAGCTGAACCGCGAGGCTGTTGACGAAACGATGAACGAAGTACGCGACCTGAATATAACAGGAGCAAAGCTCAAAGCACGTTACAAACGGATCGGAATAAAACATATTGAAAACCCATACTTGAAAAACTTCCTTGACAGCAGTACAATGGGAGCTAGAAAAGCGTGGTACGATGCAGCAAAGGCGGACTCAAAGAACCCTGACAACAAGAACGCGGCGGCAGGGGTCGAACTTATCGAATCGCACACGAGGAAACGCAATGGCCGTAGACGCAACTAGCCCACTCAAGGTCCATAATTTCACTGGCGCAGGTACCTACGGGGTTACCTTCCGGGTGCTTGAAACGAACCATATCCAGGTCCAGCTACTCCGTGCTGACGGTACTGTGGTTGGCCTGGTTAACGGCGTTGACTATAGCGTTACCATCCTGCCTGATGGTGCTGGTGCCAACATCGTTGTAACGACAACCACCTACTCGTCAGGTGGTACCATCGAGATTCGTCGTATCGTGCCGGTAACTCAAGTGACCTCATGGGCGAATGGCGGGGCTTTAGACATGCCGCTGCTGACTTTGGTTTTTGACAAGATGACTATGGTCATGCAGCAGTTCGATATAGCTCTCTCAGAAGCCTTAGCATCAGCCCCCCGCTGGCTGGGGGTGTGGACCGGAGCAACTGGCTACTGGGTTCGGGACATTGTGGCTGACCCGGTTACCCTCGATTGGTACGTGTGTATCGTAGACCACACCTCGTCAGCCTGGGCTACCGACAAGGCCGCTTCCAAGTGGGCACTCATACTGCCGATTCAGGAAGTGCTGAATGTGGCTACCGCTGCAGTTTCCCTACCCCCTGTAGCTGCGGGTGATGAGGGTAAGGTGCTGCTCGTTGACACACCCTACTCTGGGGGCTACGTACTGGGTACTCGCAACGATGAGCGGCATGAGAACTACATAATCGACGGTGACTTTCATTGCTGGTATGAGGGTACAACTCAAACTACCGATGGTTATGGGTCTGACTCGATGTGCTTTAACGGCTCATTAAACACTACGAAAGTACATGAACGAGTGGTGCTAAACCCTGCTGATGTAGCTAACGCGGATCACTTCCCTATCAAAACGAATGTATCAAAAACGACCGTTACCTCTGTAGCAGGGGCAACCAATTATTGTATCAAGGTGTGGCGCGTTCCTTTTGTCCACAAGTTCTCAGGTAAAGACGTAACTTTCTCTTTTCACCTACATGAGAATAACAAGCCCATAGCGGTAGAGTTCTTCCAAAACTTTGGTACGGGTGGTTCACCTTCCGCAGAGGTTACAAGTATTGGTTCGCAATTGATAGCCGCTCAGTCTGTTTGGCGTAAAGAGGCTGTAACTGCGGCTATTCCCTCTGCCATGGCTAAGGTGCTCGGAACCAACGGCAATGACTATCTGGGGGTACGACTGTGGTTTGACGCGGGTTCAAGCTACAATGCCCAATCAGCGAGTCTAGGGCAGCAATCGGGGGTTTTCCAGGTCGCTCGTGCTCGTCTCGTTATTGGTGATACTGATGGTGATGCTCTCGACCTTGATGAGTTTGAGTGTCGTGCTGCTGTAGCGGCTCATTTAACTGTGGTTGGTACTTCTGACTATGGGGATCAACTCTGCTTCACAGGTAACGTAACGTCAGGCAGTGCTTACATGGCCCAGCACAGTTTCAAGCGGCGAATGCGAAAGGTACCTTCGATAACTGCTGCGGTTCATGGCTCTGTCTCGTCCTTCCCGAACACGGTGGGAACCCTGAATGTAACCGAGTTGGGGGTACAAGAGCAAAGAACGGCCAACGCTACAGCGTATGGTTTTTGGAACACCACGTTTAAGGCCGACGCAAGGCTGTAACTAGGAGGCTAGTCATGTACAAGTTTTCAAATCCCGAACATACGCGGGTTACCGATCTTGACACCGGAACCCGTGACATCGCTCCTGGGGTGTGGCTATGGGACCGCTACCAGGATTGGGTTGCCTCTGGCGGGGTTACCGAGCCTTGGCGGACCACCGCTGAAGTGCTAACCGCGAACCAGAAGTTGATGAAAGACGCGATCATAGGACGTGAAGAGCAGCGCAATTCACGCAAGATTGAGCATCCTCAAATCGCTGGGGCCTTCTTCAAACCCTCTACCAAGATCGACCGTATAATCGGGCGTTCGGACGAGCTTGCTAATGCCGATCCACTCCCCGTCAACGGCGGGGCCTTTGATGACATCGATGACAACCCCGTACCGATGACGGTGGGGCAACTCAAGAAACTGCGAAACGCCGTTATAGATCGGGAGGAGGCTAACTACGTGAATCGAAAGTTACACGTTAAGGAAATGATGAAACTCGCAACCCCTCTGACTTACGACTATTCAGGTGGTTGGAGCTAGGAGTCGCTAAGGCCCCGGCTGACCTCAACACTAACGAACACTTTGGAGAAAACTAATGAGCATTACGACAATTGGTACTGGCGGTGGTAGCATGGGTGCGGGAGACAAAGAGGCAATCAATGCCAACTTTGTAGACCGCAGCGGTTTGACGGTGGCTCCTGCAGCCGGGTTTCTCGGCACGGGTACCCTCCACAAGTCCTCGATCATAAAGATGGGGGAGGTCGTCAAGACGGAGATAGTCATCGACCTGACGGGAGCCAAGTCTTCCACGACGGACCTCGACATTATCGGCAACACGGGGGCCTCACACATCGGCCAAGTCACCGCCGCCAAGAACGGTACGATCCTGGGCGGCAAGATGACCTGTCTTGAGGTACCGACAGGGGGTATTCCTGACGTTGACCTTTATGCTGCTACAGAGGGGACGGGGGCGTTTGACGGTGCTGTAGGTGACCTCGTTGAGACAGCCTTGGTCACATCTGGCGGCAACTGGACCCTTGGACTGTCGAAGCCCTTCTTGGTTGACCTGGCCGCTGATAAGTACCTGTACCTTACAGGTGGGGCCGCAGGGACTGCAGCGACGTACACTGCAGGACGGTTCTTGATCGAGTTCTGGGGCTATTAAGAGGATGCTATGAAAGAGACGCTAACTACCACCAGTGCGCTGTCCTCTACCTTCAACAGCGCTCTTCCGGTTGACATCAAGATCAGCGGCACCTTTGTTGGCTACGTCAGTCTTGAGTCGCAGACGGCAGGGGAGGAAACCTGGGAAACCGTGCCAAGTTCCTATGTTCATGGGCCTTCTCAGTTCCGCCTTGAGGCTGACGATGTTACCATCACCTACCGCTTCAAGGCGAGTCTGCAAAGCGGTTCCGCTATTGTCTACGCCAACGCCACTGCCAACGCCTAAGAGGATGGAATGATACAGCCTGCTATAGGTCCGAGCATAACTAGGTTGCCTAGTCGGGGTAGGGGTCTGCGTCCTGACCCTACCAACCTCCTCGCCTGGTGGCCAGCCACCGCCACCGACGGCAAGCTCGTTGCCAGATATCCTCACGCCAACCACGCCACCCAGCAAGTCAAGAGCAGCGGCTTCGCAGGCGTGGGCACCGGCACCCTAGCCGGTCTGCTCACGACAGACACCCTGACCAGTTCCGGCCCGAACACCCCGGCTTGCACCGTGGACGGCACGGTCACATTCGGGGCGGATTGCTGGGATATCTTCTGGCATCGTGACGGCACCCTTATCGACTATTTCCCTGGCATAAATGCCGGCGGTACGTTTGAGATTGGGGCAAAGGGAGTGGGGAATGTGCTCTACCTGACGGACACGACTATTACCGAAAGGCTCGATGGCACCGGGACCAGCTATGCCAATGAGGCCGGATTTACGGTCGCAGATGGGACACAGTATCTGGAAGAAACCGGAGAAACAGCAATAGGTGCAGGGTGGCGAATCCCCGCACTTTATGGCTCTCCCGGTGAATCTGCCTCATGGTCAGGTACAACGAGTCCCCTTGAAATGGTGCCAAACCTTGAAATGCTTGCAACTTTGGAGATGCTATAATGGCTAAAGAAACTATCACAAGCGGAGCTGGTGTTTTGTGGTCAGCGATTGTAACGCTGCTGAACAATATGTTTACAGAGATATATTCATCGCTGAAGACCGATAATACTCTCACTAATGCTATTGTTGGGACCACGACATTTGCCGCTAACACTACAGGGAACAACTTGGCAGGACTAGGATATGGTACTTTTTTGTTGAATACAGAGGGCAGGGATAATGTCGCGGTAGGAGCGTTGGCATTACGCAATAACACTGTCGGGAGCGGTTGCGTTGCAATTGGCAACCAGGCGCTTTATAGCAATACGACCGAGTTTTACAATATAGGCATAGGCGATGCTTGTCTGAAATACGCGACAGGCGGGAATAATACTGCCCTTGGGTCGTATTGCGGGCACCTCCTTGAAACCGGGACTAATAACATTTTCCTTGGCAACAGGGCCGGTTACAACCAGACGGTAAACAGCAATCTGCTCATCATTGACAGTCGGGACCGTGGAAGCACTGCCAATGAATTAGCTGGTGCCATTATCTATGGTGTTATGGACGACAATCCCGCCAACCAAACTCTTTTCTTAAATGGAAAAGTGGGGATAAAGACTCAGGATTTGGGACTGTTTGATTTTAAGATTAACGGCGATGCAAATATAACTGGCCACGTAGATGTAGGCACCGGGGTTAACATCGCTAATCCTAATTGGGGGATGGCACTCTCAGGGAGCTATCTACGGATTAATGGGTCCGATGGCTTCCAGTTTTACGATACAGCAGGGGCAGCGGAACTTGCCAGGATCGTAAGTGCAACAGGCAACCTGGGGATAGGAACAACCGACCCAAAATCTAAACTGCATGTTGTCGGAATACCCGTATATGCTGACAATGCAGCCGCGATTGCAGGAGGGTTGACTGCTGGGGCATTCTACCGGACAGGTGCTGACCCTGATCCTCTGATGGTGGTGCATTGATATGATACGATCACCAATCCAACACATCGGCCCCCTCGGCATCGATGCCCCGATAACCGGAACCACGATCACCGCCCCGCTTGGTGCTCCATTCCAGGCAATCGACACATTCACCAACGGCGCGGAGGTAGACTGGTCCGCGTTTACAAATACCGATCAGGTGATACACGGCGAACGAGGCACTCTGGTTTATAGATCACCACAGAACGCTGCTGGGGTTTTGAGAGCTAATCGGGTGGTGGGGTATGTTGCGCCTGTGGATGAAAATAACGCCTTTCCCTACGAACTTCCTTTTACTTTATAGGATGACATCATGAAAAGAATTTTAACAGCAATATTCCTTATCTGCCTTATCTGCCTGGTCGGCAATACTTATGCCGCTGATGTCACGTATGCAGACAAGACCGATGGTGGGCAATTCACGGCGGCGGATGCAAACGAGATCAAGGCAGCGGTCAATTCAAAGACCACAGGGCCAGCCAGCGCAACCGACAACGCAATCCCGGTCTATGATGGCACGACCGGCAAGTTGCTCAAGGGGTCCGGGTGGACGATTGACCCGACGACAGGTGTTATGTCCGCCCCGTATGTTGATGGTTCGATGCGTTCAGAACTCCCCCAGAACACCACGATATCCCCGCAGGGCGGTGGAGTGGAAGAAATTTACAACGAGGGCGGACAGATCAAGGTTGTCGAGGGGGATACCGAGCACCATATCCTCAGCACAGCAAAGGTAAGCACGGCAAGCAAAGCCGCAGACTACACGATAGGCACTGACGCACCGAGCGAGTCCTACGGCGGGACCATCTACGTCACCTCAGCAGCCATCATCACCGCACCGGCAGTAGTCGCGGGGATGAATTTCTCGGTTGTGACAATCGGGGATATCGCGGTCAGTCTCGACCTGAACGCAGCCGACAAAATGGTCCTCGATGGCGTGACACTAGCAGACGGTGACAAGGCAACGAACTCAAGCAAATCTGGCGACACGATCACCTGTCAATACTACTCTGCTGACGGGTTCTACTGCTGGTCTGGAACAGTCCTAGGTGGACACTGGACGGATGGGAACTGATATGAAAAAACTCATACTGGGTTTGATACTGGCGATGCTGGTTCCCGGTCTATCGCTTGCAGGATCGCAAGAGATACGGTCGGTTGTGATGATGGCGAAGGTGCAGGGGGGTGGCGGTGGCATCTCAGATGATTTCTCATCCGACACCTCGGCAAATTATACGGCAATCACAGGCACCATCAACATTGCAGGCGGGAATATCGGCGGCGGAACAAACTGGGCCTATAACTATTTTTACCATGAGACAGCGACAGGCTCAAATGATCACTATGTTCAGGGCGACCTTGCTCCATCTGACACTACCGCTGCTGGTGGGGCGCTGTTGGTGCTTCGCAGTGATGGGACCACAGGGTATCACATCAACGTATCAAGCGCCACGGAAAGGATTTATCTGCGCAGATTTAACGGCGGGACAGTTACCGATAGCGATTGGATCTCAACGATTGATGCTCTTGCCAATCAGGCTTACAAGGTAAGGGTTTCCGTGAGTGGCTCAACATTTAGTTTTTACATTGATCACAACTCTGACGGTGATTTTGACGATGCAAATGAGTCACTGGGGACGAAAACGGATGCGACTTATGCGACCGGCCAGTACATCGGCATTGGCGCAAATCGTGGCGCAGATGGCGTTAACTATCGGGCCGACAATCTCTCAGGCGGTGCGCTATGATCCACATCCTGCTGCTCGTACTGCTACTATTCCCCTTTGACGCATGGGCGGCAGATTATCACATCGGACCGGGGCAGACATATACCACCATCGGCGCTGCTCCGTGGTCCTCTCTTGTGGCTGGCGATAATGTTTACATCCATGCGAAAGCGGATCAGGCCCCGTACTACGAGCACATTTATATCTCTGCTGCATTGCAGGGGACTGAGGCAAACCCGATAGATGTTATTGGGGTGCCTGATGGCTCTGGAAACCGCCCTATTATTGATGGGGCCAATTCAACTACAGGTCCAAATTTTGCACCATATGGTGATCCGCAATATCACTCTGCTCTAGGGCTACTCTTTTTTGGGCCGACAACCGGGGACGCGGACTCATCACCGGCATGGGTTACGGTCAGTAATCTGGAAATCAGAAATTATACAGATGTTACGACCACGGACGAAAACAGCCTAACCCGCAACAGTTACAGCGCCTCGACTATCTATTTTCAGGGGGGTATCAATATAACCCTCGATAACCTGATAATCACCGAAGGAACGGACGGTATTTTCGCTAAAGACGGCTTGTCAAACGTCGAGAATATAACCGTCAAAAATTGCTATATCCACAACAACGGCGTGGTCGGAGATTACCTCTATCACAATGTATATACAGAGGTTGAGGGTATAGTTTTCGAGGGTAATTACTTCGGGCCACCGTTGGATGGTTCCCCAGGGAACAATATCAAGGACAGGTCTTCCGGTTTTGTTTTCCGCTACAACTACGTCCACAACGGAGGGCATCTGCTCGATCTGGTAGAGTGCCAGGACGAGTGCGCCGACCACGCCGCCGATGCCAGATGGGACGATGCCTGGGTATATGGCAATGTGCTTTATGCTGATGGGGATGGCCCGGCATACCTTGTTCACCACGGCACCGGAGATACCGGAGCGAATGGGGCATACTGGCGACAGGATTTATATTTTTACAACAACACCGTTATTGTCGATAGGGACCAGGCCGAATCATATTATATTGCTCTGTTCCAGATATCCGGTGCGGAACAGAATGTCTACATGGACAACAACATTCTCCATGTATTACCGTCTACTGGTGGGCAACCGGTAACAGAAGTCGTTTTACAGTATGACGGTAGCGGATCAACTCCTGCCGCTGGCAATATTTACATGGGGGCAAACTGGATATCTCCGGGTTGGTTGAATACAAGGACAGGATACACGTTGACCGGAACCGTGACCGGAAGTGAAAATATATTAAGCCCAACAGGCAATGACCCCTCCTTTGTCAACCGCGCCACTGGCGATTACCACCTTGGCTCAGGTTCAAGTGCTGCTGGAGTTGCATCTGCCCTGCCTACACTCATTGCATCGGGTAATGCCTTAGGGGGGGACTTAACCCCGATAATGGAATACTTGACTCAATCCACGACAACCAGGGCTAATGTTGATGATATTGGGGCATTTGCTTACGGCGGCGAGGCGCTGCCACAGGCCCAATCACGCGGCACAGTCCCGCTCGGAGATATGCGATGACCGGCAACGAGCGGGGGAGTTCAACTAGGAAGCTAGTCAACAACAAAACAAGGGAGGCGTTATGCAAAGGTACTGGGCAGTTCTGTTCGTAGCACTTCTTATGCTCTCAGGTTGTGGGGCAAACTCGTCAACTCACGGCACTGAGAAGGACATCCGGGTTGACGTGAACATTGTCAACCACGGGGCGGGTAGCATAACTCTGACTTCTCCTCTTGATCTTGTCTCGGAGTCCGCTACCGATCAAGAGACTGCCGGTACCGCTACCTCTACGCCTACTCTGCGGTTGCAGCTTACTGAGGGTGCGAGTACAGCAGCACAGGGAGCAGCCAAGCTGAAGGATATCTCCAACGTGCTCAGGCCTGCGGCTCCTGCCGTGCCGAAGCTAGGTGCTACGCCTGTTGAGAAGAAGCCCGTCGAGGTTGAGATACCTGCGGTACTCGACGTACCTGTTACGTCGGTAGAACCGAAACCCACTGAACCAAAATCAGGTATACCGGACAGCGATGAGGTGTACGTCAATCCCCCCATCACCAGCGAGTCAACCGATCTGGCGTACAAAAACCAGACAACCTATACGTCTTACGGGGTTCGCAACGACCGGCAAGCCTGGCGGATAGCCAACAAGGGACCTGAGTTTGGTCAGCCGATCAAGTTAGTCTTCTCCAGCGGCAAGGAGTTTGTCGTCAAGAACACCTCCAAGAATTGCCGTGGGGCTAACCCCGATGCCTGTGATACGCCATCAGATAAAAATAAAGACGGTTTTGTCTTCAAGCCTGGTATAGGTCCGAATGGTGAGGGTGACAGCGACACCGGAACAAGTCATGGTGGTGTCTACCTTCAGGCCCCCTGGAACGACAACAGCAAAACAGTCACCATCCACTACAACAAGCCATGAAATACTATCGTGGATACAACTATGTTGTAGCCGAAGCGTTTGATATTCAAACGGATATTACCGGCTACAACATAGTGGACACCTTGACTCGGCTGACTCCCGATGGTAAGCTGTCTATAGGTAAGTGGTATCCCTGGGATGGTAACTCAGGTCCCTGCCCCAACAACAAGAACAGCATGAAGGCTTCCTGTGTTCACGATGTCCTCTGTGACTACGTTAACTTGGGGTGGCTCCCTGTGACGGTGCAACCGCTGATCGACAAGCTGTACTACAACATCGCGGTCAGCAAGGGTATGTTCGAGTGGGTTGTCAGGGCTAGACTTATGGCTATCACATGGTACATGGCGGGTAAGGGCGCAAAGCGCTACATGCGTGAGGTTCTTGAAGACTAGGAGAGGGCATGAGCGACTGGAGTTTCAGTGACATACGCGATTGGATGGGGTATGTCGGAGGACTGGTGACCGCAGGGGGCCTAGCGATCTGGAAGTTGCGAGGCTACGCAGCGGACATCGAGGAGAGCAATGAGACAGTGACAAAACTGTCGGAGATAGTGCAGGGAACAACAGATCGTCCAGGCATAGCCACCCGCATGAGCTACATCGAGCAGAGTGTGGCTGACCACCGTGCTATTATCTACAGGGAGCACGGCAAACTCAACGTCATGACTGAGGATAGGCATCTCGAAGTGTGCGGATACAACAGCGAAGCAATCGAGAAGGAGTATGATGAAATCAAGAGAGGCTATAGCGGGGTCAATGCTGACGTGCGCAAGCTGCAGACAGATGTCTCCGAGATAAAGGAAATGTTCTTGAGGGCTTCTCCTGCGGCAGAACTTCAGGCCATCCGCGCTATGCTACGCAGGAACAACGTGCTGTTGCAGTCCCTCACATCCGTGATGGGTAGAAGCGGCGTAACAGTTATAACACCGGAGGAAGACGATGGGCGGTAAAGCATCAGGCCAGCAGGCACCGAGGGCACAGCAAACGTCCATCGAGGATGTGCTGAAGAGTGTGACTAGGCAAACTAGTCAAGGGGTGGGTATGAAAGGGGAGCGCACTCGACCGGGTATTGGGGTAGGCACAGGGACAAAGAACCCGTCAGTTGCTGAGAAGTTCTCGCTATTCACCAACGAGTAAAAACCCAATCACGGGTTCCCCCGGTGTGCCTCCACCGGGGGTTTCATGTTTCAGGACTTCCGCTTTTCTTTGTAAAACCTGTGGCCCCCTATCGCGGTGATGAACTCCATGTCCACTATCCAGTAGGGGGGTTTGCCTCCAGGCATTCCAAGAGGCGCATAATAATGCGTTGAACCTTGCAGCTTGCTACCTGCCTCCCACTCAGCAATAGCATCCTGCATCCTGTCGTGTATCCGCAGCAGGGTAGGCAAATTACGGATGATCATCAGTGGGCCATCGAGTCCATCATTGTAGCAAGAGAATTGCTTACGAGCCAGTACAATGTTGCGTACCGGCCAGTTGTTCTGGTGTGCCCTGTTGAGGATCACCTTGCCCACGTTGATCTGACCTTGCCTCGGCTCCCCTCGTGCCTCGAAGTAAACCGTGATGGTCATCCACAACAACGCTTCAGCCATGTTCAGCATAACTAGCCTCCTAGTTGAGTTAATATGCTCAGTTGCCCTGCGGCCTCCTGTGCCCTCCTGATATCCCTACGTTTACGCCTATGCACAGCAAGGTAGTTCTCGATGGGAGTCATCTGCTCAAGATGATCTGGCCTAACGCATGTTCTGTTTCGACAGCCGTGGTCTACGTGCATACCCTCTGCTATCGGCCCCACGAACAGGGCGTAAGAGACGCGATGTGCCCACCTGGTTGATCCCCCTGGCGTGGGGCAGCAAGGGTAGCCGTTGTGTATCCTGCCTGTCCACTCCCAACAGCCACAGATGGTAACACGCACAAACCTCATAAGCACCTTCAGGTGTGCGTCCTTCTCTTCGTCGGGTATGCTGTATGGCTTGATGATCATCTTGCCACACTTACCAAAGTGCCCAGCTTGAATCTTCTGCTCTCGTCTTTGCTGCGCTGTCAACCACATAGCTCGTCCTCAGAATTGATCGGTAAAAGGCATAGGGAGTTCGCCATAAGTTTCAAAGAACTTCACTTCGTCAGTAGTCCAGGCGAGGTCTTTCTGAATTGTTTCAGCTATATCGGTAAGGTGCTCTCTGTACTTAGATCGAACCTGTTCACCATTACTCAGGCGTTTTAGCAGCGCCAAGGTATCACGACGTTTGATAATAGTTTTAGCTTTCTTCTTCCGGTGGTCATGCTCATATGCGCTACAGAAGTCTTGATACCACTTGGGGTTCTTGCTGACTACTGCCCGAGAGCAGCAGCCATTCCTAGCCCTGTGAGTGGTGGAGGGCACCAGGCAGACCTCAAGCTGGTTACTCAGCAAGTCGTAGTACATATAAGAGAAGGCTTCCTTGAGTGTCACGACTAGCCTCCTAGTTGAACTTCTCTTATCCCTCGTGACAGCCTGAGCTGTCGCCAGTATTCGTCCTCCCTGCTTCTACGCTTTACGTCTACCTTCTCAACCACAACAGGCTCTCTGTTGTCCTTCTTGATCCGCAGCATCGTTACCAAGGGGATACCCTTCTCCTTGGCCTTGGCTTTCCAAGTCTGTGACGACTTGCGGTAGTAGTCAGCACAAGGCCGGTTGCCGCAGTAATGCAAGGTGCGGGTATCATAGTAGCTCTCTTGCCTTGCCCACGAGATACGTCCGCAGTAGACACACGCCAGTAACACCATTCGAGGATACTTTCTATCTGCCATTGAGTAACTCCCTCCGGTACTCCACGAGCAATTTAAGTACGCTGTCCTGCGTGTATGCTTTGCGTTTCAGCGCGGCCAGTATTACCTCATCAATTGTATTCGCCATGACGATATGATGGACGACGACTCGTTTGGTCTGCCCTGACCGATCCAGCCTGGCGATGAGCTGTTCATAGTGGTCGAGGTTCCAAGTCAGGCTGTAGTAGATCAGAACGTGTCCTCCGTCCTGTATGTTAAGTCCATGTGCCACGCTGTCTGGCTGCACTACCATGCGTGGCAGCTTGCCTGCGTTCCACTGTTCAAGATACTGCTCGATCAACCTATCCGGGGTATCCGAGTTGATCACGGGAATGTCAGGGTACCTCGTCTTGATGATCGCCGCGTCCTCCTTGAACTGGATGGCGATCAAGGCGTTCTCCCCTTGCGACTGCTCAAGGATGTCAACTAGGACATCTAGTTTAGCTGTATGGAATCGCTGGGTCGGCTCCCCCTCCATGTAGAGGAACCCTTGCACGTACTGTCTGAGCTTGCCTGAGAGCATCCCTGCATTGGCCGTAGTGAACTTGCGTTCTTCGACCTGTAGCAAAGTCTTCTTGACAAGTTCATTGTACTGCTTGTAATCATCGTCGTCCATAGTGCAGTAGATAAAGTTAGGAATGTAGGGGGGCATCTGTATCTCCTCCGACTCCATAACGGTTACTGCAATGTCGGCAAGCTGGGTAGCTATCCACTCCTTCGTGCCCGTCAACGGGACGTATCGCTTGTTCATCCCCTCACCCCCCGACACCATGAAGCGGTTGGTCCTGAAGTCGGTGTAATTTCTATAGAGCCGCAGGCCCCGGTCCAGTAGGTAGATAGGTGCCCAGATATCCAGCAACGTGTTTGGTATGGGCTTACCAGCCAGCAAGACCTTGCGGGGTACGTGCTCGAACAGAGCATTACAGAGCTTCCAGCGGTTCGACGATCGGTGCTTGACGTAGGTACTTTCATCGAACACCACCAAGTCAAAGCGAGGCAAGCCAGCAGGATTGTTGATCGCTTCCTTGTACAGCCAAGGCAGGGAGCTGTAGCTCATGATATACATCTCAGCATCCTGGCGGATAAGCTGTGACTTCTTGCCGTGCACCACGACCCACTTCAGCTTGTTGATGATCGGCAGGTTCTTGATCTGCTCCGGCCAGGCTACCGTGGCGACCCGCTTGGGGGCGAGGACCAATACCTTCTGCACCTCGAACGAGTCACGCATCAGGTCGTGAATCGCAGCCAAGGTGGCACGGGTCTTGCCGTAGCCCATGCGGAAGAACAGCGCAGCGGACCCACGGACGATAGCCTCCCTTCCGCGTTGCTGGAACCCCCTCAAATTGACGATCTGACCGATGTCCATAGCTCCCTACCCGTAGAATAAACGTCCAAAATAAGGGCAACCTCGTCGTAATTAGAGGCTAGCCAGATTTGCCCTCCCTGCTCCCGAATTTTTCGATGCTCCTCTGCCTGACTATCAGTTGCCGTCTTACCTGGTGCCTTGCACTCCACGAAAAAGATGTGACCATTGAGCAGGATCAGCCTATCCGGTACCGACCTACGAGATGGTGAGGTGAACTTGTAAGATATGCCACCCATCTTCTTGACTAGCTTGACTAGTCGATCTTCAACGTGGTGCTCCTTGATGTCGAGGATGTCAGTACGCATCAATCTTTCTTATAATTCTGGGCAGCATAACCCTTTGCGCCAATAGGGAAGTCCAGACACCAGTTAGGTAGCACCTGCATGATCTGGTTCATCCCCTCTTCTGTACAGTGTGAGTCCTTCCCCTCTTCTGTACAGTGTGAGTCCTTCCTCGCTACCGTGATAGCCTCGTCGTGGATTGACCCATGCTGCGGATAGCCCATCTCTTCGAGTCTGAGCTGGGCAGTGACAAGGATGTCACGACACAGCCCTTGAATACAGTTCTGAAAGAACAACGGGCCACTCATGTCACGCTGCTCCCAATGGTGAGTGGTCGAGTTGAGCCAGGATGCTACTACCGTCCACTGTGACTGGCCAAAGCGGTTGGCCTTCATCACGACCTGAGCCTCCGGGTACCAGATGTCCCGGCCTGAAGGTATGTTCATCCGCAACGAACCTTGCACGAACTGGAAGAACACGGGCTTCTCGATCTTGACCCAGATCATCTCACCGGGTTCGAGCATAGCTCGGAGCGCGGCGTTCTCGAACTCCTTCCAGCCGCCCGTCAGCTTGGGGCGAGACTGGCGGAACATCTTGACATCCTGCTTGGCAACCTCTTCAACGATGTTCATCTTGTAGTCCAAGGCCATCCGCATGTAGACCCCATGACCTCCAGCAAACCCGCAAGCGAGGATGACGATCTTACCCGCCTGCCGCTGCTGGTCGGTCACCTCGTCGTAGGGTACCCCGTACATGATACTGGCTTGCAACTTGTAGAGGTCCAACCCTGCCTTGATCTGCTGCAACAGCTCGAACTCTCCACACAACCAGCACACCGCTCTCGACTCGATAGAGCTGAAGTCCTCAACGATCAGTTGCTCTCCGTCTCGTGCCTTGATCATGTGCCGGATCAAACCACTCGCTGCCTTCTCAGGTGAGAACAACAGGTTCAGCACTTCAAGGTTCTGGGTCATGAAGAAGTTGAGCACCACCTCTGGGTCTTTGTGCTTGAACCGGGGAAGGTTCTGCGGCTGGAACCCTGCTCCTGCATGTCTTCCCGTGCCTGCTCCGTAGTATCTCAGCAACCCCTTCAAGGTGCCGTCATTGCATACTGACATCAGCATCTTCTTGAACTTTGCAACCGACGACTTGCCACCTAGTTGACGGAACTCAAGGATACGCATGACGGTCTTGTTGGCCTGTATGCCTGGGTCAGCCATAGCTCGTGTCACACTGTCAGCGGTAAGGTCGTCGATGTCAATGCCAAACCGGCGAATGAACTTGACGATACGCTGAGTCTGGGTGACCTTCGTTATTTCGCCACCTGTCAAGACAGTTACCAGTGCAGCCATACGGATAGCAGATGCCTCAAGGACACCAACGATCTTGGCTACTGAGGTGATGTCAACGGGCAAGCCGCGTAAGTTCATCAGGGCCACGTGCTCCCATACCTTCTGTTCACTGGCGGACATCTTGCCTGCTACTGCGTGATGGACAGCACGTTCAGCCCGGACATCTTGCCTGCAGTAGTTTAAAAACTTTTGATAAACCTGCTCATGTATAGGGGCTAGGGTACCATCCTTTTGCGGTACACAGTACTGCTTGATAAGTGTTTTGCCTGCGGTATCCTTGCGGTTTTCAGGAGCCAACAGTCTACTCGCGGTATCCAAATCCTGTGGGTAGCCCGCAACCGCTACCTCTGCCATTGTATCTCGCCACCTGCTTAATGGAGGCGGCTCAGGCCAATCATATTTTTTGCAGCATACCTCTTTCCAGATGACGTACTCGAACTGGGCATTGTAGGCGTGGAACAGGGCGTCAGACTCAACCAGCTCAGCGAGCATAACAGGTATGTTTTTTATCGAAGCAAACTCTCGCCCATACACTGCGCCATCGTCCACCATGTAGCACAGGCAGATGCACTCGGTGCTCTCGTCCTCGGCGTAGCGATGCACACCACACTCGGTCAGATCGACTAGGCTCCTAGTCTCGAAGTCGAGGGTTACGTCGAACGCGTTTCGCAATTGTTGTCTTTGCACAGGTTGCATAGTAGCCTCGGCAAGCCTCTTTGGTGTTGGGTCCAAACAGTTGTCGTCTCTCGGTGTAGTCCTCGACAACCCAGTTCCTCGGTGCGGGTAGGGGTACTGGTTTTATGACTAGCATCCTAGTCGGGAGCAGGGTTATTGGCCCTGCTCCCGCGGTAGAGGTTAGAAGAGTCCTGCCAGGTTACCCGGAGGGGTCGGAGCAAGTACCTCAGCTACTGCCGGGTCAATCTCACCGCCTACCAGGGCAAGGGCATCAGCCTCGCTGATACCACCGCCGAAGTGCTCCCCGGTTCTGGTCTTACGGACGACCTTGGGGATGGCGGCTACACCTCGCTGCAGGTTGTCATACGGCACGAACTCAAGGACAACGACTACGTAATCACCTCCCTGTACTTCCTGCGGGTTAGCGGATCGGACCCTCTGCTCGTTCAGGATGACGGGCTGACCGAAGTCAGGGTTCTGCTTCATGTTTATGTACCACTGCCCAACGTATGCCTGACGTTTCTCAGGCTTCTGAGCGGCGTAGGCATCACCGTCACACACCGGGAGCTGCAGGTTGGGTGGCATATAACCCTTCCATTTGTCCTTGACTCCTTTCTGAATGGCGGCGTTGACAGCCTTCTGGATATCACCAAGATTGGTGGTGGCCTTGGGGAGCAACAGCGTTGCGCTGTAGGTCATCTTCTTGTTAAGGTTCAGGGCCGGAACGTACAGATTCATGTGACAGATACGGCCTTCCGGCGACAATACTACATTTTCAGGCATTCCAGGGGTATTCATAATTTCACCTTTTAACGGTTTACAGGTTTACGGTTTCACTGCGCTTCTAGAACAAGGACGACAGGTCTATTACCTGCGTTTGGGCCTGCTCCTGCGCGGGTTGGGCTTCTATTACTTCAGGTTCTGCTTGCGGCTCTACTGCTTCTGTAGCGGCAATCATTTCCTCCATCAGATTGACCGCCTCCCGTGGATCGGTTACAGGCGCAAAGGTCAGCTCGCCAAGCGGGTACTCGACGTAGCTGTTGAAGGTGTTCTTCGCTCGTGTGTCTGCTTTCGCCAGTTCCAGTTTGGTGTATGCCTTGCTGGGTGAGATGAGCTTCATCTCGTAGCGTTCCTTCTCAGTCAGCTTCTTACGGGCGAGGTACTTGCTCGCCTCTTCTTCATTGATCCACCGCCGCTTGGTGCCTTTGCGGACCGGCTTGTAGCCGGGGATGTTCTCCCCATTTTCCAGCCGGGTGAAGATTGCCGATTGGATGTGCTTCATCCACAGCTCCAACTCAGGCAGCAGGTCAACTAGCTTGGCTAGTTCAGCCGCTGACATCTCAGCAGGCATGAAGGTGCTGGGCTGGGCCTGCTCAAAGGTCTGAGCCATCTCGACATAGGGGTTAGCCTGCTCGGGGCAACCCTTCTGCCTGCCGAACTTGCACCACAGGCACTGCTTGTAGCCGGGGATACGTGGAGCGTTGTCGTCCTGCGCTGCAACGATGGCGGGTTTCAGTACATTCTCTTCCCAGTGACTGATGAACTCCTTGTCTGTTGACCATACTGACTGACCGTTGCCAACACGCGGCTGAACAATAACAAAGTCGAACGTCTCAGCGTCCAGGTGCTCGTAAGACTCAGCCACTCCGTAGGTCAGAAGCTGTTCGTTCTCGGTAGCGTCCACTGCGTTGTAGCCAAACTTGTAGTCCAGCGTGACAAGGTGCTTGGTGATTGGAAACCACAGCTTCATGTCAACGGTGCCGAACACCCCGCCATAAGGCAGACGGGTGGCGTGTTCCAGGGTAATCTCAGGCTGTCCGTGGACTGCCATGAGGTCGGTGAGAATTTTGTTGGCGATAGCACACGCTCGTTCTACCTGCTCTACCTGGGCTTCCTCGATGAAGCTAAACGTCTCAGGCTGTACACCAGCACCTGAGTAGTACAACTCCATAAACTTGTGGTTCTGTGTGCCTTTCTCGGCATCCGGCGACGACTTATCCGGCAACCCCTCACAAGCCTTGCGCGATCCGGGGCACCGGATAAGGCGCGTG